ATGATGTTAAATCAAGCAGCGATGGGCGAAGTATCCAATCACCGCGTGGCGTGTGTCACAGGTGGCGCCAAACGAATTGGTCGGGCGCTTGTGCTGGCACTGCACCAAGCCAATTATAATATCATCATCCATTACCATACCAGTGAATCAGAAGCCATGGAACTTGTTGATTACTGTAATGCCATTCGTCCCCAGTCAGCAAAAAGCGTACAAGGGGATTTAGAGAATTTTGAAACGTTGCCACAATTGACTTGGCGCATAATCAACAGTTTTGGTCGATTGGATTGTCTGGTTCATAATGCCTCACGGTTTTACCCGACGCCCTTTGGTCAAATCTTCCAGCAAGACTGGCAAAATTTATTTTTGACCAATGCGCAAACCCCGTTATTTATCAGCCAATATTTATACCCTTATCTAAAAAAATCGCAAGGCTGCATTATCAGCATTTTGGATATTCACGCCAATGGCAAGCCATTTGGGGGTTATACAGTCTATAACATGGCAAAAGCCGCGCACCAAATGATGGTGCAGTCACTAGCAATCGAACTAGCGCCCGATATCCGCGTCAATGGTATCGCGCCGGGTATTAACATTTTACCCATAGAGGGCTCAGAGCAAGCCCTCACCGCTGAGACGATTGAAAAAATCTGCCATGCCGTACCGTTAAAAAGAATTGGCACACCGCAAGATATCGCGCAAGTAGCGGTATTTTTGGCAGCTGCCCCGTATATCACAGGGCAGATTATTGCAGTGGATGGCGGTCGTAGTTTGACCTTAGCGGGTAGTGAAAGCAGGTAATAACAGCAGGTAGCCAAAGCAAGTAAAGCACCCGACTAACCGCAGCGCAGCAAACTTTTGAAGTTTTGAATAACGTTTAATGCTGTTTTCTGAGTAATTCCATTAATTCTGCTGGAATGTCATCCTCATTGCTGGCGCCATTTTGATTAGCACTATCATTGTTTTGGTCAAAGTTTTGTGACATAGGTAGCTCGGTCAAAGCTTCTTGGGGTTGTCTTTCGCCTAGGGTCACATTCACGCTGCTTTGTGCTTTATTACGCATCACTTGTAGATTAACCACACTGTTGGGTGCTTTACGCGCCACCATTTGAATCAGTGTATTGGCATCATTGACAGGTTTATTATCCATGGCGGTGATGATATCGCCTCTTTGCAAGCCCGCTTTGGCGGCAGGACCACCGGGTATCACGTTCATCACTTCAACGCCTTGGGTGTCATCACTGAGTTTGGTTGGGTCTTTCATCGAACTTTGTAATTCAATCCCAAGCCAGCCGCGGCGCACTTTACCATCTTTAATAATGCCATTCATCACAAGCTTAACAATCTCGGTAGGAATCGCAAATCCAATCCCCATCGAGCCGCCCGAGCGTGAAAAAATCGCGGTGTTGATACCAACCAGCTGACCATAAGCATCGACCAGCGCACCCCCTGAGTTACCGGGGTTGATAGCGGCATCGGTTTGGATAAAATCTTCCACCGTGTTGATACCCAGTCCCGTGCGCCCTGTTGCCGAGATAATGCCTTGGGTGACGGTTTGACCGACCCCAAACGGGTTGCCAATCGCCAACACCACATCGCCCACTTGGGTCGACTGTTCACGAAATCCTAAGGGTTTTAGCCCTGTCAAATCAACCTTAATCACCGCCACATCACTTTCCACATCGTTGCCGATGACTTTTGCCCTTGCCTTGCGACCATCATTGAGCATCACGATAATGTTATCGGCTTTGGAAATCACATGCGAGTTGGTGACGATATAGCCATCTTGCGAAATAATGACACCCGAGCCTAAATTAGTATTATCGCTCTCGCCATTGGGGATACCATGATATTCAAAATAGCGGCGCATCATCGGGTCATTCATATAGGGATGCTCCTCGATTTTTTGCGTGGTATAGATATTGACGACTGACTGCGCAGCGACAGCGACAGCATTGTGATAAGATGCCACCGCAGCATTTGGATTGTCACCGAGTTTTTTGGTATCGACAGGCTCAGATTTCGGCGGCTGCCACCCGGGCTGACTGGCTACCACCGCTTGATTTTTTTGCCAAGGCAACTGTGGCTTGGTCATCATCCACAAGCCCGCCAACAGCACTAGTAGTAACAAAATCCAGGGTAGTATTAGAGTAAATTTGTTAGGTTTACGATACGTAGGCGGCAAAACAGGTGGGGTTTCCAAAGGCTTGTCTGAACGGGGGTCTGTCATAGTCAACGTTTCTCAACGATAGGTCAGAAAATAGACGGGTTTGAGCGAAAAATACAGTTTAGTCTAACATTGATTATTTAGTGAGTTGAGCCGATTTTTTATTAGTTTTGTTTCAAAAGATATCTTTGATATTACGGGCTTCATTATTGTATTCAATGATGACTGGATTATCATAAAAAACCGCAGTCACAATAATGACTGCGGTTTTGAAAGCTAACGCTATATTAATGCTATATTGGCATTTTTTAAACGTCTTTGCGACGCATATGGGGTTAATAATCCGTAACTTTCCACGCACTTCCGCCAATGTCTTTATTCTGCTAGTATTGCGCTAATTTCATTTCCATAACTATCCGCACAATTCCGCAAATATCCGTAGCGTATTACGGTACGCGTTGCGGTATAGAGTTTACTATGCCTAGAATCACCAAGCCACTAACTAATACCGAAGTTGACAAAGCTAAGTACAAAGATAAAGTATTTAAGCTGTTTGATGGTCAAGGATTAATTTTAAAGGTTGCACAAACAAGCAAAACATGGCAATTTGAATATACGCGCCCCTACACTAAAAAACGTAACGTACTATCAATCGGTAGCTATCCATACGTCACACTAGCACAGGCAAGGGCTAAACGCGATGAATACCGCGCTTTATTGGCTCAAAACATTGACCCTATGCAACACCGTGACGATGCGGTTAAGCAAGCGACCATTGATGTTAATAGCACGTTTGAGAAATTATCCGATGAATGGTTATCCAAGCAAAACTATGCAAAGAGCAGCTACAACAACGCCATCATGCACCTGCGCTATGCTAGACAGTCTTTTGGCAAAAAGGCGGTAAAAGATATTACTGTTCATGACGTGATAGATTGTTGCCGCCAATTTGAGACACAAGGGAAACTTAGCACATCTCAAGCGGTCAAAGTAAAAACCAGTCAAGTGTTAGACTATGCCATAGGTTTGGGATTGCTTGACAGAAATGTCGTGAATGATATCGGTTTGAAGGTCTTAAAATCGCCAGTCCATGACAATCGCCCAGCTATCACCAATAAAAAGCAATTTATTGAAATGATGGCTAAAGTTTGGCAGTCAGACAATATCTTTTATGAGACTAAACGCGCCATTTGGCTGTTAGCTATGCTATTCACGCGCCCAAGTGAAATCCTTGAAATGAAAATAGCAGATATTGATTTTGATGAGCAAGTGTGGCGATATACGCCCAAGAAAACCGCCAATAGCACCAAAGTTGATGTAATCGTACCATTACCACATCAAGCCGTGAGTATTATTAAGGAGGTTATCACCAAAAACAATCCAAATATTTATGTCTTTGAAACTACTAAGCGAAAAAGTGCCACGCCAATGGATAGGTCAGCCATGAGCAAGTTTTTCCCCTTGATTGGTTATAAAGATAAACATTGTCCGCATGGCTTTCGTGCATCCGCTAAAACCATACTTGAAGAAGAATTTGAGTATGACCCTAGATACGTTGAAATGCAGCTAGGTCATGTGGTCAAAGATAGCAACGGCACGGCTTATAATCGCGCTAAATTTATCAAACAACGTGCTGAAATGCTGCAAGTATGGGCAGATTTTTTGGATGATGCAAGGATAAATTAAGACAAAAACAATTTGCGCTCATCAGTGCGGCGTTTGGTAAGTCCTGCCAACACCTTGCCGCCTGCGCGGTTCCAGCGTAAAAACTGGTCGGCTGCACCCTTATAATCTTTGGCATTTACTTTTTTGAGTAACGTGCTATTGCGTAAATTCTCTTGCCCTACGTTATAGCAAAACGACACGAGCGCATCAAACTGATTTTGGGTAATTGGCACTTGCACATAGCGATTTACTGCATCCTCGTACTTGCCAAGCATTTTATCAAGCAGCTTATCTGCATCCGCTTCGCTAATTGGTGCATCTCTTAGCGTTACTTTGCGCCCATCGGTGTAGTATGTCGCGCCATAGCCGATAGTTGGCACACCTGCTGGGCATAAATACGGTTTGGCTCTAAAGCCTTCGTATTGCTTGATAATCGCTTTACCTTTGTTACTTGTTTTCATTACTTTACTCCATAAAAAACCGCCTTATTTGGCGGTTAGCTGATTGATTGTTTCGCGCTGCGCTTTGATGATTGCATCTTTTTTATGCGAGGACTCACGATAAACTTTAATGCGCCAAATAAGCCCTGCTACGCCTAGCACCATGAAAAATCGCTGAATATCAATCGGGCTATCATACGTGGCAGTCTGATAAAACGTGACAGCAGCAGATATCCAAGCAATCGTTGTTACCACGATTGGAATTACGTTATATATGTTGGTATAGACGTTGGGCTTTAAGATGCAAAACCATTTAATGAGCGCAAATACACCGAACAGCGCACCGATAAAACACAGAATTACGCTAATCATGACTCACCCCCTTTGTCGGGCAACTCAAATTGCACTGGTGAAACCTTGTTTACCACTGCCAAACTGTTTTTTGGACTAGACAGCAAGACAAGCACAAACTGAAGAATCGCGCTAGATAAGAAAGACGATATCGCCGCGTATGTGCTTAAGATGACCTCAGGTGGGTCGCGTCCATCCGTCATTGCGATTGATAATGACATGCCGCCAAGCACACCTAAAAACGGTTTGGCAACATACAGATATCTAAACCGCGCATCGATGTTATCGACTTTGACAAAGATTGAGCCGATGCCGCCCAACACACAAAATATCCAAACAGGCAACCACGACAGTAAGAATGGCGCGGTCATACCCCAGCCATTGATGATAGGCTTAGGCTCTACATCCCCCGCTTGAGCCACTGCGACTGTTGACACCAACAACATGAGCGCAAATACCCAAAGCGTTGATGTTTTAACTCGTTTTTTTGGCATATCGCCCCCTTAAATAAAAAAACCTAGCTTAATTGCTAGGTTTGTCGTTCCACTGATTGTTATACCAATACCACGCCTTGTCGTAATTAGGCGGTCGCTCTAAGGTGAAATCTTTATCGTCTGTTAAGTCAAGCATAATGCTATTAATACTACCCATGTCTTGATATAAAAAGCACCCATCAATTTTATTATAAAAAAATAGTGTAATCATCGTTTTACTCCTAATAACTGAATAGATGAACCATAAACATACAATGAATTGAATGTTGGATCAAACTTACCTTGACCGCCCCAAGAAACATACAGTTTATACGAATGATTACCTGCAGGAGGTATATCTAAAAAAGCAGGAATGTTTAGAAAGTTAAAATTAAGCCAAGCATCACCGTACGAAGAATTTTCTTCAACACTCTTAGCGGCATTCAAAGTTACTTCCCTAATAATTATACCATCTCTGGTTAATTTAATATTTGAAGTTATATCACCTGTTATAGTACCTTCAATAAAACCAGAAATAGAATCAAAACCAATAGATATACTTATCGCATTGCCTGTAGTTTCCATTGAAACTGTATGTAATAAAACATGTTGTCCATTTGCTGGGATTTTTACGCTATTTGGGTTATATTGCGCCCTAGGTACAACCACCGCTTCACCTGCAATTTGTAGCGTATCAACTTGAGCCGTACCGATTTTAGCGGTTGTAATGGCTGCGTTATCAATGTTTGCAGTTTTAATCTCACCTTGACCAATTTTTGCACTTGTAATAGTTGCGTCCGCTATTTTAGCAACATCAATCGACCCGTCATGGATATAAGCTGACTTGATATAAGTACCTGCGGGTACGACCGTACCATTGATGGTTTGGCTAGACGTTAGCACCATGAACGGGCTGTCACCTTTGCCTGTACCCTCAGGCGGGGCAATATAAAACTTATCAGCGCGGATGGCAAAGTCAGACTGCGTATTGCTGCTTGCTAAACCAAAGCCACTCACGCGCCCATTCACATCAATTTTGACCGTGTATTGAGTGTTTAAGCCATCTATTGACTTCTGCTGCGTTTGTATGCTTGCCGTGTTGTTACCAACTGTGGATTGCACTGTATCAATACGGCTAGACAATGCGCCATCTGCGTTAGCACGCGCGGTTTGCTCAGTAGCGATAGCAGCGGCATTACTGTCTGCCTTAGCAATTACCGTATCAATGCGTTTACCAAGCACACCATCCGCATCAGCTCGTGCTTTTTGCTCAGATTGTACCGCAGTATTAGCAGTGTTAGCCGCTGATTGAGCGTTATCCGCCTTGTTAACGGCTGTATTAGCGGTACTTTGTGCGGTATTGACCGATGCTTGTAGCCCACTGATTGATGACGCTTGGCTACTTGTTGCATTTGATAGCGTGGATAATTGACTTGTAACAGACGCTTTATTGCCTTGATAATCGCTATTTAAGCTATCAATACGCTGAGATAGTGCGCTATCCGCATTAATCATAGCTGTGTTCAACGTACTAATAGCTGCGGTGTTACCATTCATTGACACGTTTAACGCATCAATACGCTGCCCTAATGCAGTATCATCTTCAATACGCGCTGATATTTCAGACCATACGCCTACCAGTATGCTATCATTGCCCGCTAATTCGCTATCGCTACCTGCCAGCGGTGGGTTAACTTGAGCAAACACACCATCTAACTTACTCGATGCGATATTTAGCTTGTCATTAATGTTGGTGACTTGCGTTTGTGTTTCGCTTAACGCTTGAGCAGATGCCTTAAGATTAAGCTGTGGATTGACATAATCGGCTTTAAATTTCTCGATGCCGTTTGCAATCACGGTATCAGACTGCGCTTTAGTGTAGTAATTATCCATAATAAGGCTGATATTGCCGCCTTGTGCCGCTTGGATAATATCTACACGCTGAGCGAGCGCGGTTAGTTGGTCAGCTTGCGTCTTATTCTCAGTTTGGATAGCAGCAAGACTATTACCCCAATTTGACGAGACATTATCAATGCGGATACCAAGCGCGGTATCACCCTCGATGCGTGCTGATTGCTCACTCCACACCCCTGCAAATATCGTATCGTTACCAGCTAAGTCATTGCTACTGCCAGCAAGCTGTGGATTGATTTGCGCATAAACACCATCAATTCGCTGTGCATTAACGCTATCGCCATCGGCTCGCGCTTGTTGCTCAGACTGTATCAATGCCGTATTGCTGCTTGTCGCTGCTGACACGGTATCAATGCGGCTTGATAACGCATTATCTGCCGATGTGCGAGCGTTTTGCTCACTGACGATTGCTGATGTGTTATTGTCAGTTTTGGCAACAACGGTATCAATGCGTTTACCCAGCGCACCATCCGCATCAGCTCGTGCAGTTTGCTCACTGACAATCAAAGCTTTATTATCGCCTGCGGTTGCAACAACGCTATCAATTCGTTGAGATAAGGCGCTATCGTTATCGGCACGTGTCTGCTGCTCAGATTGTATTAACGCACTATTTGCCACCGCTTTTGACACTGCATCATCTGCTGTACCTTGCGCTGCATTTGCTTTTCTGACAGCCGTATCAGCCGTGCTTTGCGCTGTGCTAACAGATGACTGTAATGTATTGATAGATGACGCCTGTGAGCTGCTGGCATCACTAAGCGTTTTTAACTGCATATTAATGGTTGCTTTGTTGCTTTGATAATCTGTGTTGAGATTATCAATTCGACTTGCTAACGCTTTATCTGCATCAACCAATACTTGATTGTTGGTATAGATTGTTGCCGCGTTATTATTAACACTAGCTGACAACACATCAATACGTTGACCTAATGCAGTATCATTTTCAATCCTTGCGGATTGCTCAGACCAAACACCCACAAATACTGTATCATCACCAGCCATGCCACTATCGCCAGCCATAGCAGGGTTTACCTGTGCATAAACACCATCTATGCGCCTTGTGTTGATAGTATCGCCATCAATGCGAGATTGCGCTTCATTTTGGATAAGCGTTTGTGTATCGCCAATCGCTTTTTTCCTATCAGTTACTTCTTTAGCGATATCATTGTTTGTTTGGCTGATATTGTTTTGTATGACATTATCCGCATTCAAGCGATTTTGCACCTCAGCTGATAGCGCGTCATTGACGTTTTTAACCGCTGCTTGTCGCTCAGTGATTTCAGCAGTTATAGCCGCTTGTCGCTCAGTGATTTCTTTGTTAATAGCTTCATTTGTACTTTTAATTGCGTTTAGTCTATTTTGCACCTCAGCTGATAGCGCGTCATTGATGCTCTTAACAGCATTTGTGCGGTCAGTGATTTCATTGCTCAATCCATTTTCAATCGTACCGATTTTTTCAATCTTTGCGCCTAAATCTTTGTAAAGCTGTGACTCGGTGATTTGACCGTTGAGCAAGTCAAGCACTTTTTGGGCGTCAGCACTAGTTACGCCTTTTACCCAATTAGTCCACGGCGATACATTGCCCAATTTATCAACGATACGACCACGATAATACTGCGTTAAATTGCCTTGTAAACCGTTAATTGTTGCGGTATTAGTTGGGTAGGCATAAGTACCTAACAATGCGACATTGGTATCGGGCGCACTTGCTACTTGTATCTCAGTGTAGTTAGTGTCGCTTGAGCCTTGAGCAAATAGCCAATCTAGCTGCATACCAAATAAAATACCTGTGGCTTTAAGGCTTGCAAGGCTAGGTGGCGTGCCTAATTTACCGACAACTGCCGTAAGCATAGATGTTTTTGGCATCGACTGTAAGTCATACGCATTGACAGCCGTTACACGCGCTAAATAGTTACCTGCATACACCCCTTCAACATCGACTGATAAGCCGCTTTGTGGGGCAAGTTTGACCCAGTTGCCATCATCTCTTTTAAACTCGACAATATAGCTAACCGCATCTTTAACCTGCGTCCAGCCGATAGTCATTGTGACAACAGTTTGCCCTTGAATTTGTCGCTCAAATTGACCGATAGCCACCGCTTCGGGTGCAGCAACGATATTAGGCTCAACAACGCTGACTCTTTGCGGCTGCACATACGCACCACTATCGACAGCCGCGTATTTTTGCGGCTCATGTTGTATGGCGGTAATGGTGTGGGTTAAATCATCGTTTTGCTTAATTGAGATGATTTTAAATAGCATTAGGCGCAAATTAGGACTATCAATCGCCCATATATGCTGCGCTTCGGGCTTGTCAAATGCTACAGATACGGTAATATCTGCGCCATTAATCGCACTGATACTTTGACGCTCTGCCACGCCATCGCTATTGTTAATGACAAGCGTATCACCAACATTTGCCGTAACCGCTCTATCTAACGTGATAGTTTTTTTATCGCCACTAATCGCAACAATACGCCCACCATTTGCGCGACCTGCAAATACTTCATCACTAATGGCAATAATCGCGCTAGGCTTGATACGCTCAAGCATACCGTCTAAGCCAATTGAGAATGATACTTGACGGCTTTCTAGCTGCTCAGATTTTAACGCCCACAGTCCTGCACGCTGCGCCTGACCTTGTGATGTGCAGCCCATCATATTAATGTCTAGCTGATTGATACCATATTTTGCAATGGCGTATTCATCGCGCACAAACTCATATTCGGTTTTAAAATCATTTTTTGGGTTATCCCATGCCACCTTAGCAACTGTGTGTCTATCACGCGCACGAGTGCCAGTGTAGTTAAAAATACCATCGACCACGTTTGCACGGCTAAAGGTATAAACAGGCGTTTGCGGTGCGTCCATCGCGACAGTGACTTGCTCACCGTTCCAGTATGCCATGCCACGAAAGATAGATGACAGGCTTTGCAGCACGGTAAATGCGTCTTGCTGTGACTGTAGATAGACGTTGACAGCAAAACGCGGTTCTTGCCCGCCCAGCCCATCAGATACCATCTCATCGCAGTAACGTGCGATTTGGTACAATGCCCATTTATCAATCATTGACGCATCTAAACGTCTGCCAAGACCATACCGCCAGTTTAGGCAAATATCATAAAACACCCACGCAGGATTGTTTGAGTAAGCTGTCTTAAACGTGCCATCCCAAATACCGTTATAGGTGCGACCTACAGGGTCATAGTTACTAGGGATACTTAGCAGCTTACCGCGACAACGCACTGCCAATTTAGCGATATTTGAAAAGGTACGCGCATCGTACTGGATGCCAAGCATAGCCGTATTAGGATATGCCAATTTAACGTCAATAATCTCAGTGATTGCTTCAATCGACATTGAATTAGACAATAAATCACTGGTGCTATCAGGCGTAATGCGCGTCACTTTAACTAACCAGCCATTTTTAGCTTTGGGCAAGTCAATGCGGTGACTGCGCTCATACTTAGCTGACGTTTTAGCCGTCACGTTACCGTCAATGACGGCTTGATAGCTGCCGTTGTCCGTCATCAAATCAATGCGGTATTTAACTGTTGTGCCTGTGATATCGCCATTGGTTTTTTGGTTTCGCAACGCCCCAAACGACACGCGCACGACAATGGCAGATAGATTGATATCGTTAATTTGCTTAACGTAAGGTGTGGCTTGTCTTAGCTGCACGCCAACAGACTTTTCATTAGCAACATCGGGAAAGCCTTGTATATAATCTTGGTTATTTGAGCCGCTGCGAAAATCCCATTTGACTGCTAGCTTTTCTTTATCGTCAACAAAGTTTGGCTGTCCTGCGTCATTGAGCAGTGGCGTATCATCTAGTTTGATTGACTTTGCGCCATCAACTAAGCCGCTGATTTCACCTTCTGCCAAGCCATACAGGATTTTAGCGGTTGAGATGGATGCAAGGCTGTCTTTTTCTATTTTTGGTTGTCTTGTTTTGCCGCCACCGAGCAATTTACTCAAAAAACTCATGCTTACCCCTTGTCATCCTCGCTATAAATACCTGCACTGGCATAAAATCCGCCAATATCCCGCTCACCGTAAAGTATCGGTACAGGATTGCCCTGCGCCACGGTAGTAATTGCCCCGCCAAATCCTTTATTTGCCCTATTGCCGTCACGGTCTTGATTGTCAAGCGTTGGTGTTGGCATCAAAAGCCCTGCAATACCGCCAACCATTAGCCCAATACCTGCGCCTGTAAATGCGGTTAAAGTTGACGCAGCAAACATACCCAATGGATTGAGCATACCCACACCGATTAAGATAGCCCCTGCTACCAACTGAAAAATATCACCCAAGCCGCTACCGATTAAACGCGGCACAATATGGATAACTTCGGCATCGGTGATACAGTCAATATCATCTACCGATAAATTATCATCATCAGCAAAGACCGCAAACGCCATGCCATTGTCCTCCGCATCTAGCATAAACTGGCGAAATTCGGGCAACTGACAGCCTAGCGCATAGGTCGCTTCATGGGCTGTCTGCACATCGAGGGTAAAGTATTGACCGAATTTGTCACGCAACACGCCATGCAGCTCAATAATTTTCATAAATACTAAACCCCCCATCACTACCCACAATCACCCACGGCTTTTTGTGATAGCTCATCTGCATAATATCCATCGGTGATGCTTCACTTGTCCCCTGTGGGTGGCTATGCACAATCGCTTTTATTTCACCTAGACGTTCAGCCTTTACCGTGTCTTTTGGGTCAATCTCAAAACTGCCGTCATCAGTGCTAATATTTCGACACGGCACATAAGCATTAGAAATGATAAAGCCGCAACATTCGCGCGGCTTTTCTTGGTTAGCATGGTTGAGTATGGCTTGTTTGGTTTTTTTAGTGAGTTTCATGACTGCCCTTAATTTAAGCTACTACTTGGAAATCCACCAAACCTAGCCGTGTTATTTCTTAGCTTGCAATCTGCTAAATTACCGCCACAATAGTCTAAACTTTGGTTATCGGTAGGCTTGCCATCTTTGGTAAACATCGCAGCCCCGCTATACAAACAAGGGTCTTGACGATACCGCCCACAGACAGCCCAATGGCAATAGTTAGTGATTTCACGGCAGGGTATTTTCATACCTTCAAAATCAACTGGGTTAGACAATTCAAACGTCACTTGACTGGCATTTTCAGCCGTTTTTTGCTCAACAAACCACACCTGTTTTTTATACTCGTTGCGTGCTTGTGGGTTGCCACTGGCAAAATTAGCCGCGTCCAAGTATTTAGCTAAAGTGGTGATAACAGTGAGCTTTGCCCCTGCAAAGTCCGATAACTGCAAACACAAAGCCGACATTGCACCATTAATGCCATTTAGCGTATTAGCAATCGCTAGGTTAGGCATTGATGCTTTGCCATCGCCACGCAGCTCAAGACCATCGGATTTTATCGCAACAGGTGAATATGCTTGCCCCTGCCAAATGATATCGCGCTTAATCTCTTTGTCTGTGGTGCTGATATCGTAGTCATGTCCTGCTAATTGACTGTTGTCAATCAAACTGCTATCACCTGCATAGTCTAAGATACGCGCCCAATCTTCCCACGTCACATGCCCGTGCCAATAAAAAACGCCACCGCCTAAGCGTGTAGCGTCTAATTGATACAGTGTGACGATACCTGCGACACTGAGTTTTTGAAAATCGCTATTCAGCATTAGTAGCTACCGTTTCGTCTGTGCTAAAAGGTTTGATATCGGGCTGTGGTAAGGCTTGCAGACGTAAATCAATCCAACGAGTTGATGGGATATCAAGCGGTGTTTCAAGGTCGGGTACAATGCGCCCTTTTTTATTGAGCATATAATCATACGTTTTAACGCTGATATCGTTATTTTCTAGCTGCTCATAGACAACTGCAACAAGTACATTGCCATTTGCATCTTTTGGCATCTCGATATACCAACCCTCTTGTGCAAAGCCAAGTGAGCCTTTAACGAGATAATCGCCTACGCCTAGTTTCTCAAAAGTGATTTTTTGTAACTTGGCTTCGTCGTTTAACTCGATTTTATCAGTGTATAACTGCACAATTGGAGATGACTCTTTTAAAAATCCATTACTATCTTTAGTTGCATTTTTTGTTGTCCAAAAATAGTGCTGAGTAATATTTCTACTGCCTGCTGCTACACTAGCACTTTCCAGAGTAATAAAAGTAGGGGCTTGACCAAAGGCAGTAAAACCAAAAAAGTTTCTTCTGTCGCCAAAACCAACAAAACTAAGTCCCGTTGGGTAACCAAATGAGTTGCCAAAAGTTATAAAACGATTAACAGATAACTCGGATTCTGCCAAGTCGTTGTAGGTATTAGGTGCTGATAATACAATCTTCCCACCAAGACCAAACGCCCCAACTTCCATGACGTTGCCATCTGCTGTGCCAACCAAACGACTGGCTGCATTGGTGGTGTCTGCAAAGTTGCCATCAATTTTGGTGAATGCTGAACGATTGGTATCGCCGCCTGTACCGCTCGGTGCTGTGCCTAGATTGATTCGTTGAATTGCCATGATTACTCCTAGATAAAGGCTTGTTCGAGATTAAAAGATATTTTCCATACATTGCCGCCAATTTTTTGACGGCTGATTTCGCCTGTTAGCCTTACAATGATTGCTTGCTCGGTTTTAATCGGCTGAAAATAAAAAGGCTCAACCGCTTGAGTTGAGCCTAGAAAGTTATAGATATCATCTATGATGGGCTTGTAGTCCTGCCTTGAGCATTGCCATGTTTTGCGTTTGTTATTAATCCCAAAACTTGACACCTGCTCGTAACCATCGCCAAATCGCACTTTATTAACGCTGTGAGCCGTGGTCTCGCCACTACTTGCGTCAATATCCCAAGTGAATGTTTTTATCGCGATAATAAGCCCCCTTGTCGTTTCTCTTGTACGATTGTTTGTAGCACTGCCGCTTTGATAGCATCGCCCATCTGTTTACCCATTTGAGCGTTGGCTTGCACATCACTTGAGCCGTCAGCATTGACTACGACATTGACGGATATGTTGTTGTTGCCAATACTTGCGCCCTTATTCATGGCGTTAAGATTATCAACTCCGATACGCTTAGTAGCTGCCGCGTTTAGTACGTACTCTTTACCATGCACCACCCCAGCAACATCATTTACACCCATATTGCCAGTGTAACCGCCTGTGCTGAAGCCTTTACCCATTGCCCCTGCGATGCCTTGACCCAAGATAATACCAGCCGAAGCATAACCAGTTGCCCTTACTAGAGTTGCCATAGGAATACCAAATAACGCACCGCCTTGAGCAAGTGCTTTAGTTGCCGCTTCTTCGGTATTTACAACCGCTTGCGCTGCTGCAATGGTTTTTTGCACAAAGAAAAACGCCCTTGCTGCGGCTGATTGCTTACCGTAAGCATTGGTGATAATGTCGGTCATCTGACCCCATACACCGCCAACCATATCTAAGCCTTGACTCCAAATAGATAAACGCTCGCTCATCACGTTGCGTTCAGCTTCTAAAATAGACTCATTAGACTGGCGTACCGCTTCGTCATACGCCCGCTGAAAATCAATCATAGTTTGACTATGTAGCTGTCCGCTTGCTTCAAGTGCCGCATAACCTTCGTTGTAGATACGCAGCATTTCTGCGTTGTTATAAATCGCTTCTTGGTACTGACCTTCTGCGCCTTTACCAAAAAACATCGGTCTATCTAGGTTTTCAGGCTGATTTTTGAATATGCCTAAAACGTCCTTGCGGTTTTGGTAATTATTCGCTGCCCTTTGTGCATCCTTCATGGCTTGCGTGGCGTTTGACTTATCCACCAAGTCATTTTTGATTTTCAAAGTTTGCTCAAGGTAGGCAATGTCCGCCATATTAAACTTTTGAAGGTCTAATAGTTGCTGCTGATAGTTTAGCTTGTCGATATCAAGCGCAAGTTGTTTTTGCTCTTTATACGATGCGATATACTCATCTTTAAGCTCATCATTGCCATTTGTAGCCGCTTGGATTTTTTCATCCCACTCATCAGCGATTAACTCGCTAGATGTTTTGCGGAATGCCCAAATTTTGCCAAGTTCATATTTGTTAGCAATATCATTCAGACGGATTTTTTCTTTCGTGCCAACATCTAACGCTTCAAGCTCGGCTTTGCGCTGCTCTCTTGATTTGCTTTCATCAGCAGCAATAGTCAAACCTTGCAAATAGCTTTCATCAAGAATTTGGTCTTTTTTGGTTTTATGCACCGCCATTAATTCGTCAAGTTTTTGACGATTGGTTTCGCGGGACAACAAACGGTCAAATTCTGCTTCTTCGGTTAAGCGTTTTTTCTCATCTTCAAGTGCTTGACCGCTAAAACCTTTGCTAGGTAAATCGGCAATAGCTTTATTGAGCTGTGCATTAATCTTAGCCTCACCTGTGGCGATACTTGCAATGTAATCCTCACGCGCTTTATCTAAGGCGGCTTGATTTTTGGCTAGGTCAGTTTCAACCTTGCCAACATCTTGCAAGTTAATGCCGTTAGGGAAGTAGTTTTTAATGTGTGGCTGAAACGCATTTGCTGTTACCGCTTCGCCTTTGGCAACATAACCATCGCGGTTAGCATCCCAAACACGGTTAAGGTAGTAAGCATCGACACGCTTGCCTTGCTTGTTGTATTTTGGGTTTCCATCACGATAGCCATAGCCTGCAACCGCATCATAAATATCGCCTAGACCACTGCCTTGACCGATGCCACGACCTTTTAAATATTGAACAACATATTTCATTTGCTCGTTTGCACCTAAAGCAGCAAATTGATTTCTTGTATAGCCGTAAGCAGTATATTTGTCCGCCATGAACTGGATTAAGCCAGTAGCAGATGAGTTTGGATTTTTTGCAGCAGGACTAAAAGTCCCTCTTGTCTCGAAAGAAATAACAGCCGCTAAGTCATTAGGTCTGATTTTTAAGTCAGCAGCAGCCCACTGAATAGCATCCGCAATTTCACCTTTTAACAAATCATGCGCTTTTTTCTTTTTATCGTTGGTATCACTCGCGCTAGGCGGTTTAGCATTAGGGTCAATCGGGTTATATAGGTTTGTTGGCGTAGTAGGTATTTGCGTACTGCTAGCCCCTGCTCTAGCGGTTAGTCCGTTAAAATAATCATGCACCCACTTTTGCCCCTCACGGTTAAATTCAGCAAAAGCATCGCGTGCATCCATATTTGTTAGCGCATAACGAGGCTCTTTGACACGCGGTTTAACATCAAAACCTAGTTTACGCTTACCTGCGTCAATCACTTCTCGACCAAAATCAGCGATATCCATCGTGACATTAGCAATTTGTCTGCCTAAATCTGCAAAATGACTTGCTACCCAAGTAAAAAACCCTGCAAACGCTGCTGTGATAGTGACAACACCGCCTACTAGATTTTGTACCAAACCAGTGAAGCCTTTTTCAGATTTTTGATAAAACCCTAAATAAGACTGCTCGTTTTTCATGTTGTCAGTGCTAATCGTTTTGACAAGGTTGTTACTTGCAAACGTAGCATTGGCAATGAATTTATCATGGTCGGTTGTGGCGTTAGTGAACATATCTTTATAGGACTTGCCTATATCGTCATTGTTTTGAGCCACCACACCTTGTAGTGAGTTGAGACCATCGCCAATAAGCGTAAAAATACCCGTCCAACCATCGGTTATCATGTGAATTAAATCGCCCATGATAACGCTAGTGGTATTAATCACGTCATCTAAACCATAGAACGCGCTTGACACCGCCAAAATGATTGTCGCCATGCGTACAAATGGGTTAGCATTAGCTACAAAGTTGAATAAAGCCATTGATTTTGTGGCAATATCAATTTTGCTTGCAAAACCAACAAACGCTAAACCGCCTGCAATGGTCATGCCTTTAATAATCGTATCAAAGTTTTTGCCAACACCTTGCAGCATACTGGCAATGCCTTGACTCATACCACCAGTGCCATTCATAAAATTATCTACAAATGTTTTGTAGCTATTATTGACCTGCTGCCATGCTTGCGACATGGTGATAGGCAATGATTGCGCCATCTTTTCCATTTCGGGACGCGCTTTCATCATGGCGTTATAGATGATTTCAGACGTGATTTTGCCTTCACTGCCCAATTCTTTGAGCGCACCTTGAGCCACGCCCATCTCTTTAGCAATATACTTTAAGAGAATAGGCGCGTTCTCAGAGATTGAGCGAAACTCATCGCCCATCAATTTACCTGCGCCCATTGCTTGCGATAGCTGATAGACGGCTGATTTTTGCTCAAGCATCGAGCGTCCGCCAGTCCGCATAGCAAGGCTTAGGGCATCAGTAAAGTTAAGCACATCCATTTGCGATTTGCCTAGTTGTGCTAAGGCAAAAGCATTGCGCTGATAGCTACCTGTAACGGCTTCAATATCGCTATAGTTTTTATTGGCAATGACAAGCAAGCGGCGTTGTACTTCTTCGCGCTGTTCTTCGCCTTGAGTGACAAGGCGCACTTGGTTTTCAAGCCCCTGCATGGCGTCAGCCGTTTTAGCGATACTCAATGCAGCCATGCCAAACAATCCGCCTGTCATAAGCGTTTGTAGGCGCATTAATGTAGATTCAAGCCCCTGTGCTGAACGCTGAAATAACAAGGTTGAACGAGCGGCATTACTAGCACTACTCGCTGCCGCATTGTTTAATGGCGGTAAATTACGCAAATTGGCATTTAAACCATTTAAGGTTGTACCAAGTCCTGCAAGGCGTGTCTGCAAGTTATTTAGCACGTTACCAAGATTACCGATTGACGCATTGACAGACGCATTAGCAGTAGCAAGCCCTGTCAAGTTGGTGCGTGTAGCGGTAAGTGTTGTATTGAGGCGCAAGGCTGCCGCATCAGCTTTATTCGCGGCTGTGGTAAAGCTATTGAGCGTGGTATTGATAACCTTAAATTCAGCGTTTAATGCTGCTACATTAGGGTTAAGCTGCTTAATAGCATTGTTTAGGTTATTAACCCCATTACTGCCATTTGCCCCATTCATGCTATTTAATACGTTAGCAATCGACTGTCCGCTTTGATTAAAACGCGCCATCGCTGCCTGTGCTGTGTTTAAGCTATTGCCTATACCGCGCATTGCGGCTTGAAACGTGGTAGCGGCTGTTGCTGCGCCTGTCAGTGTGGTTTTTGCATAGACAAGCGCGTCCCCCATCTCTTTTGTGGTGGTTTTCACCATGTTTGCAGACGCGGCTAATGCGTTAAAATCAGACTTAGTGATGTTAATTGATGCGGTCAATGCAGCGAATGGGTTATTGCTGCCTAAGTTACGCATCATGTTGGCGATGGAATTACCTTGATTTTCTAAACGCTCTAACGCTTGATTAAGGTTTTTAATGTTAAGTTCAGCGTTTCGGGTATCAATAACAATGCTTAAGCCGCTTGCCATATAAAAATCCTTAGTCAATAAAAAAGCCTTAATCGAAAGATTAAGGCTTAGTAAATGTTCGGTGTTAATTAACTTTCTGCGATATAATTTTCATCAAAATCAGGATGGATGATGTCCACCTTTTCAAAGAAATCGTTTTTATCTTTTGATAACTTTGCAATCGTTGTTACTGACGAAACTAAACGCAATAAATCAGGGTGTCCTTTTTCAGGTGTTAATGCTTGGTGTAATCTTGTGCTTTTCTTGCCTAATTTTGCAGCCTGCTTCTTTAACTCAGGCAAAACCTTAGGTGCTAACTTTTTGTAGATTACCTTGTTTGTCACCTTACCAAAAAACTGTGGTTTTGACATATCGCCTTCTTCGGGTTGTGGTAACTCGTAAAGCCTAAACAATTCCTTGTAGTAGTCGTCAGGAAAGGTTTTTATCCAAGGTTGCAATTCTTTAGCAACAAACGCCTCAAATATTTTTGCTAGGTCGTCTTTTTCTCTTACTGCTTGATAACCTGTAGCTTCATCAACTAAAGCTCTAATTCCAACTAGCGCAAATGCTCTAACCAATACCTCTGCTTTCTTTGCGGTTTCTATTTGAGTTGGGTGGAGTACATTAGCCTCTCTTGCCTTTAAGTAAAGGTCTGCCACTAAAGGCAAAATATTTGCATCATAGCCTTTTTGGATTTTACCGTTTTTATCAATATATTCAATTCTATCGATCACCTCTCGCAACCCTTGAGAAATGTAGGGTTGCAGGTTTTTTGCATCCATAAAAACAGGGGTATTGATCTGCCTTGCATTACCCCTTGAAGGTCGGTCTAGCGCATCAAAAACTGCTTGCTGTGTTATAACTCGCTGCTCATTATCTAAAACAGCTACAGATAGCTGGATTTCCCCTACATTTAATTTACCCTCATACTCAGCAGAAGGCAATTTAGACCTTTCTTTTCTTGCCTCAACACCTTTCATGGCACGTTCTTTTCTTTGCTCTGCTGTCATTTTTTCAGCAGATGCTTTACCACTTCTTACTCTACCATCAACCATGACATACTCCTATTTTGTGTTATGGTGATGATATTATAATACAAGTAATTAACTTATATATTTTTATTTTTAAGATATTTACAATTAATAACAATAAAGCCGCTTGTTAGGCGGCTTGGTGTTAGATTAAAACTTAATGCTTGAGTGGTTCTATGCGGTGATGATAAAAGCTAATCTTGGCAAAATGCCTTTAACATTGGGTACAAACTACGCTCACTATTTTCAATGGCAATCGTTGGCTTTTTGCCAAGCAGCATAACAGCAAAATTACTATAGCCTACATACCCACCGTAACTATTCTTAGCATTCACTTCCCCACACACTGCGCTTACATTAACATTGCCTGTGTTTTTGTTTTTTAGTCTATAAACTTTCACATTCTTAAATGTAGCACTATCGGGGTCTTTAAGACTGGCACTGACCATACTTTTAGTGTCATCAATAATTTGCTTGTCGCTAACACTGGTATCGTATTCAGCATTTGCACTAACCGCCATTAAAGCCAATACACCGCCTAATAATAATTTTCTCATGACCACTCCTTTGTTTAATCAAAATTCTTACTATAAATCAAACAAGGTTGCCGTTATGTTAATTTGTGTTTTCTTGGCTTGTTTCTGCCTTCTCACTGGCTTCAGATAAATAAATATCATCAATCGCAAACACACAAGCATCTAGCACGTCACGCTCAATTAGAACAGGGTGTGCGGTCAATACGTGACTGATATCACGCACACTTAGCGGCAATGGTGAAACTGCCATACCGCTTAGATAACCACGCCCGCGATTCGCTAAATAAAAGGTGTTAATCACGGCATACACATCATAGTCACTACTAGGCTCGATAGGTATATCAAGCCCAATATGCGCCATGACTTCACGTTCAAAATCGGTTAAGCTACCGTATTCTTTTTCCCACTGGTAACGCTCGATGGCTTTTTTTTAGTAGCTTCGATGTTATCCGCGATTGATTTCGCTACTTCACTTGCTGACTTAAAAATCCAATCAAAGATAGACTCTTTTTCGCCATTTTTGAGCGTTGCAAGGCTATCCTCTGGAATGTTGGCAATCACTTGAAATAGATTGTCTGCATTGATATCTAGCTTATCTTCATTTTCATCTACCGCGTTCCAATCCTCAATCAAAAATTCAGCAATGGCATGGGCTGTGGCTTGTCCGCGTGTTAAGGTATCATCACTGATTGACGCAATTAGCGCACCTGTTAACGGCTTTTCGCTCTCTTTTTCAAAGCTATTGCCAATGGCATCCCACGCCTTTTGAAAGTTTGGGGTGAAAATAGACTTGAGCGTTAACTCAAGTCCTGATTCATGGGTAAATTTTTGTGACTTGGTTTTATTTAAGTCCAAAAAGTTATTTTTCTTTACTAAAAAAGCCATGTGTTATTTCCTTATGGGGTTAGTGTACGAGTGATAAACGGTGCGTCTGCCGCCACATCAGCGATTACGGTATATGATAACTCTGCTCGCGCTCGGTCTTTACCGCCTGTTGGTAGGCTACCGCTAATCTGTGCCTTAGGAATAGTCAACACATAGCTTGAATTATCAGGTGTTTTAATGGTCGCCTCGATTGAGATAGGTGCGCCTGTGATTTGATTGCCTAGATAACCTTGTGCCACTGTCGCATACTCAAGCGTCATCGAGCCTGTGATATCCGCCATCATTTCAAGCAAGTTTTGTGGGTATAAGCCACCGCCTAAGCATGGCACAGAATCAATATTGTTATTTAACTCAAAACTAAAGGCAGTTGCACAAGCTACCCCTTTAAGGCTTGAGCCATTAATCTTAATATCGCCTACCGTGATGTTTGATGCTTTTTGCGCCACTGACGTTGCAGCAGGTGTGGCTGAATAGGCAGTTGCGCCTGTCTCATAGCCTTGACCTGTAAAGCCAAATGTTGCACCAATAAAGCCTTGCTGTGGGATATCTAACTTGAATGTATTGACGCGCATACCTTTAAAATAGTGGTATAACGCCACATCAGAGAACGCCTTTTCAATGGCAAACATTTTTTGTACGTTACCACCAAAAACAAGTTTGTTTGTCGTCCACAGATTACCTGCCGCTGCTTCGATTAAGTCATCAAATGCGCTTTTAGCAAATTCAACTTCGATATCGCCTTCAACAGTAGCCTTTGTTGGCACACCTGCGGTTTTGATACGAGAATCAACAATCGTTTCACTGTCGGTTAATTCTACCTTGTGGTCTAAACTTTCAGACTTGTACGGCAAATTCTTCCAATTAGTTGTCGGCTTTGTTGCTACATCGGTTTGCGGTGCGTAATTAAGCACCACTTTAGTACCTCTTGACATAAGATTTTTACTCCATGAAAAAACCCCATCAAGGGGCGTTGATAAAAATTAGGCATTAAAAAACCACCGTAAAAGGTGGCTATTGGTTAAGTTAAAAATTAGTTTTCGTCATATTCAAATGGGATGTAAACACGCACTGCATAAACAATCGTTTTTTGCTTATCCATGCCTACGCGCTCGCCTTCTAACTCGGTCTGACCATCAAGGTAGGTTTTAGCAGCCCCAAGCCAAAGATTTTCCACTTGGTAGTAACTAAACCATTGCTCTAGTGCATCCGCCACCTTGATAATGTTTGCCGTTCCTGCGTCTAATCGGTCAAACAACTCAATGACGATTGAGCCATTGCGCCTACTGCATGGTTGACTGCCAATGCTTGATACATAGCGTAAAACTGGCTCAATGCGAAAACGCGACCATATACCAGCCTTAGGCGCGGTTGCATCTTTTAAGTTAGGATAAAACTTCACGCTATCGGGCAAGCCTTTAAAGTCTGCAAATCGCTTGCTTGCTAGTTGTCTGATTGTTTCTAGGCTCATTGTTAATATCCATGTTTTCTAGCTACAGCAGGGAATACAACCCTAAATATACCCTCGGGTGCTTGCCCACTTTGCCCCATTTCCAAATCCCACGCGTAAGGCACTCTTGTGGTAATCCAAATGGTCTGCAAGGTTTTCATTTTTAGTATTTCATCGCGCCCACCGTCTAGATAAGCTCCATCTCTACCTAACATTCTATTTTCATCAAATGAATCATCGGGAAGCATAGCAGAAATGTAAATATTGCTGACATATCTTGACGTGTCTATGGGTGCTAATTCATTAATCTCTCGATACATTTCAAGGGCGATATCCTGTGCGTGTTCTACCGCCTGTTCTTCCACTTGCTTTGTGATATGCGATAAATCCCATGCCATACTATATACCTCGAAGTTGTATCGTGTAAGCCACTTGCGCGGGGTCAACCGATACATTCATCACTCTAAGCGATTTCTCACCCAGTTTGTTAAAGCTAATCATATCGTCAACTTTTGGGATTTCGCTCACTTCTGCGACAAGGCACGTTAGCTTTGTGTCGGTGATATCAATGCCATTGTTTAGTAATTCGCTATCACTAAACGCACTAAACACCCCACGCCCTTGATAGGTAATATCGCCTGTCGTGCCGTCTGCGTTCTCGTACTGGTCGGTTTCGGGATTGTAAACCCCACCATCACCGCCAAAACCTTTACGACTGCCAGTAAACGGTAATACGGCATCTTTTAGCGATTTGTCAAATGCTTGGCTGATAGCTTTGGTTGCGATTGCGTTTATGTTTACCATGTTTTTTCTCGGGCAATAAAAAACCGATATGGGAAATCTCATATCGGCATAAAATGGCGGATAGCAGTGGACTTGCACCACACCCTACTATGTAAAGCGAAACGATTAGCAGTCGTTCTCAGTCCTTGACTGATTTACCATCCTAAAATTGGTGCGGATGCAGGGACTCGAACCCTGAACAGTGACTTGGAAGGACACCATGTTGCCAATTACACCACATCCGCGAAATTGGTGCTAAGAATAGGAATTGAACCTATGACCTTCTGTTCTTCAGACAGACACTCTACCAACTGAGTTATCTTAGCAATAAATTGGCAGAAGATAATAGAATCGAACTATCACCGCTATTAACAGTGGCACGGTTTTCAAGACCGCTTTGTCACCTTGACGCTACCTTCCAAAATTGGCAAAGTCTGTAGGAATCGAACCTACGTACATGGGTTTGGAGTCCACTGCATTACCACTATGCTAAGACCTTGCAATAAATGGCTGTCATGACAGGGCTCGAACCTGTGACCGTCTGCTTCGTAGGCAGATGCTCTAATCCAACTAAGCTACATGACATTAATTTATTTCATCATTTTAAAATAAAAATGAATTTTATTCAACTATACTACAAAAATCCCAACACCTGTACTTTTTCGACCAATTAAAGCAAGTAATAACTTGCCGTATTTCGTGCTATTAAGCCAGTCATTCACGCTATCGCTGCCGCCTTGCTCAAAGAACTCAACTTCTACCGTATCGGCTTTGGTGCGTTTGACTTGTGGCTCTGTCGTGTCGGTTGTGGTATCTGTGGTCAATAGGTGAGCTGTCATAAATGCCATTGCTAGGTCATACTGTGACGGCTTGATTTGATATGACTGCAACAAAATCTCGGCATCACTTAACGCCACTGTGATAGCCGCATCATCGCTAAATTGTGGGTATCGAGCCTTAAATAATGCCAAGTCCATAATTACGCCTTATCGTCAGTTTTTGCGGTGGTGCGAGCAGTGGCTTTTTCAATCAAGCCAGCGTCTAGCCATGCACTTACAACATGGTGTTTTTCGTCAAACTCTTTTACGTCAACGCTTGCACCTTTGTCCAAAACCTCGCCAGTCGGCAAGGTTAATGTTGATTGTGATAGGTTGGTGATTTTCATATTACACCCCGTCCATATATCGTACGGCTGCTTTGTTGCGGATTTCAGTGCCGCTCAAGCGGAACACACCAGGAACGACAAAGTTCAACGCGCCAGTCTGATAAACAGGCAAGAAACGATGCGGCATTGGGATATGCAGCTTGACCACGGTAGGATTGCGGCTATAAGCTACTGCACGGTCAACACCACCTGCACCTGCACCATTTAGGCGGTCAAATGCGCGAATAACTAGCGGCTTGCCTGTGGTCGCTGAATAGATATTGTACTTTTGCACAAAGTCTAGTAGCGTGCCTTCTTTGTTGGTCAGTGGCGTACTTGCTAGGTAAGTGAATTGGTCAAACGGCAACAACACGGTATCAGACACAAAACGGTAAGCTGTGCCTGTCGCTGTGCCGCCGATTAGCTTATTGAACATCTGCAAAATTTGCGACTCGTTAGCGGTTGCAAATGTCGCTGTAGCTGCGTCAATCGCCACGCCATCGGCGTTTAACAAACCTGTTTTGCCTTTGCTTGCATCACCTAAAAACGCCACTTCATCGACAAACTGCTCATAGGCTTGACGTGCTGCAATAGCGTCATCATTTGGCAAGTTTACGCCATACGCCATGCTTGCGTGTAGTTCTTCATAGCCATAGCCGTAACCGATACCTGCCATAAACACGGTTGATTGGTCTTTGCCATAGCTATTGCCTGCCAGTGGGATATCATCAGCATTACCGTTAATCCAGTCAGCTTTACCATAGGCTTCTTGGCTGCGATATTCAATCGTTTTAGTCCATTCGGGCGCAGAGGTATCGACAGGGATTAAGCTAGGGTAAAGGATTTCAGGAAAAATAGTCTCATTGACTTCTTTTTCCACATACTTGCGTTCGTTCTCGATAAACGCTAACGCGGTTGCTGCGTCATACATTTTCATTTAATGCCCCTTATTTGATATGGATTTGAGCAAGTCCGCCAGTAGCTGCGCTTGTTTCGTAGCGAGCATTAGCGATTTTTACACCTGCTTTGTTGAATTTAGCGGTTGCAAGGTCAACGGCAACATCATCACCTGCCTTAACATCTTCAGTGACTTGCACCCAAATAGTGCCTTTAATCATCACGCGGGCAGATTCGTATTGTTGGAATTTACCGTTAATCAAATCCCCTGCGGTGCGGTCTAACACAGTCACGCCTAAGATTTTAGTATCGCCTGTGGTGGCTAGACGGATGCCTTTATCATTCACGCCTTGCGCAACTGCCAAACCAAAACCGATGCCTGCTGCTGTTTCAACATTGCGGCTCACGATGTCTTTGTTTTCAGTGGTAGCGATTGCACCTGCTACACCTGCATCCATCTCTTGCTTGTAAGTAGTAGCCATTAGTTGCCCCCTTTGTACGCATTAGCAATGCGTTTTTCATATTCAGATTGTCCGTTATCCTGCATTTGCACAGGTGCGCTCACGGTGCCGCGCATGGCATCAGCAAACGTATCTTTCGGCTTAATGTCTTTTGCCAAGATGTCAAAACTTGCATCGACATAGGCTTGTGGCTTGTCTTTGATATCCACGCCTTTAGCAGATACTGCTAGTGCCTTGATTTCGGCATCAGACTTGCCGCTATAGTCCGCGTCATGGATAGACTTAGCGGTAGCGATTAACTCACTACGAGCCGCTACTTTTGCATCAATATCGGCATCAGTAAGCTGTTTTGCTTTTAGCGCATCAATCTCGGCATCTTTAGCCGCTAGTTGGGCGTCTTTTTCAGCAATAACAGTATCAGCCGCTAGTTGTGCGTCACGAGTAAGCTGCTTTTGCGCCACTAGGTCGCTTTGCAATTTTTCAATCGCAGTTGCGCCATTGTCGGTTGTTTCGATTGGTAAACCGTCCACCATTACAGTACGTGTTGCCACTGGTTTCTCTCCTGTGTTGTTGTTCGGGGACGTATCACCCCATAGTGCATCGCCTATGCGACACGTTGACCCTGCCCGCCCTTTATCGACAATGGCAAGGTGATTGATTCGGATGTTCTTTTGTTTGGCCTGGTAGTGTTCGCCCTGTGGCGTTACACCGTCAACCCATTCAAGCTCTGCGGTATAGCCCATTGATACCTCACGCTTGCCATTTTGTACCGCTTTGATAGTATCAGCGTCCATCAATGTGATTGGTACTTTGATATGCTCACCATCACGCAAAACATCTTCACCGATTGAGCCTACAGCAAACTGTTTCCAGTTGTTCGCTTTGACTTCTACAGGTGGGTGGTCGTTGGTTACAGGCTTGCCTACAAAACTAGCTAGGCTATCGAGTGCAAACACTTCTGATTCGTCACGATAGACATTAATCAAGCCGTTACCGCCACCGATTTCGCTGCCGTGATACTGCTGCACACCGACCTTTGCACAAGCTACGTTCCCAACTAGATAGCCGTCACTGGTGAGCCGTGTATTGGCTAAGGTTGTGTTGTCTATAAATTGCATGGCTACCAAACCCCGTCTAATTTCTCAATTAAGTGATTAAAGGTGGCATTTGCGATTTCTGTAATAGGCTGTACTTCTACCGTTTCCACACCATGCCCCTTGATATCCATTGTCATAGTTAAGGTAGGTACTTTAATTCGACCAACTTCAACGCCATCAACAATGGCTTTGACGTATTCGCCATCAAAACCTACGTTTACTACTGGCTTGCTCATAAATCCCACCCATTAATCTTTAAAAGTTACTGTTTCGCCTGTGGCTAAGTTGGTTTGTGTGATTGGGGTATCTGTTTCGAGATTATCAACCATGAATTTAAAAAGCGTATTCGCAATTTCTTCCACTGGTTTATGCTTTAGTACGCACTCACCTTTGCCCTTAACATTCATTCGCATCTCAATAGTTGGCACTGGTATTGAGTCAATCGGCATACCGTTGATACACGGTATAATGTTTTTACCGTCATAGACGATAGAGATTGTTTTTAATTGTTCATTCATGTTTATTCTCGGCATTAAAAAAGCCCTAGCGGTTAGGCTAAGGCTCTTTGTTTTTGATTGGTTTAATCTTTTAACTTAAAATATTGTGATAAGTGCTTGCTCTCATTGCCATTGTCATCCTTAAGCGATAAAAGCCCAAGTTTTCCTGCATAGGTTGTAATGACCTTGTACTCTTTACCAACTGTGAAACCGCCATAATAAGGCACAACAACGCAAATTATAGTATCGCCACTTTTGTACTTTTTGCCACTCATAGCAAAATCCTATATTTTCCGTTTAGCTACATAATACTCTGCTACCAACGAGTCAATCAATTCAATATCTGATTGACTCAAAAAGACACCGTTTTGCATGACTTGGTATCTAAATTCACCGATTTTAAACCCATACTTTTTAGCAATCAATGCTAAGGTGTCGGGATAAAACTCAGCCAAAATGGTTAAATTATCATGCATAGCAAAATCCTTGTTAGTTTTCGCTATTATATCACAGCCTTTGCTCTGCATCTGCACCGTATCGGCTGCCCTGGGGGAAGTCCACGCTCTGCGCCTGTAGGCTTACCCCATTCGTAGATTTTACCGTTTAGCCGTTGGTGCAGTGGTCTCACCCTATTATCTTGCTTAGATACCCATCTATACCGCTTTATCCCTGCTTGCTCTTGGCGATAACGGTTTAGGTCGGCTGTTAGTTTTATCGTTTGGTCTTGTGCGATTAAGTCAGCCCTAGCAGCTTGCCCGCCTAGTATCTGCTCGATATCGGCTTTTAACTCGCCCATGCTCTTTTTGTTAACACTGGCATTGATGACTGACTGCACAATCTTTTGCCTTGTATCATCAGCAAGGTTGGTGATGAGTGACGCATTGCGCTCAATCATGGCGGTTTTGATATCATCCATGTTTGCTATGTGAATAATCGGCTTAACGTCTGCCCCTGTCGCTGTCTTGACGCTTTGAGCAAATTTATCGGTATGCCAATCCGTTTCATTATTGACAAATCCAGTGACCCAATTTATCGCATTATCTGCCGCTTGCTTGACCTTAGCCGTAAACCGCCCTAGCAAGTCCGTGATACCGTCTGCAATGTATAGGCGGTAGATAGGTAGCACATCGTCAATGACCGCCTGTTTGATGCTTACAATGAGCGCACGCATGACCTTTTGATATGCTCGCTCACTCGATAGGCGTTCAGCGATAAATGGTAGTTCTATGTCGCTTGCCCCTGTGAGTTTGGATAGGTCGTAGTTCATAGTTTGCCCATAAAAAAACCTAGCGCGGTGGCTAGGTCTCTGGTGTCAATTACATTCTATAAGTCTAATTCATTTAATTCTTTATCAATTCTATCTATTGATGCTTGCAATCTGTGCTTTTCTGTTTCTGATTTTTCTTTTGAATACTGTTTACAGTATCTTGAGCGCCAATTTCTTAAATGTTTTATTTTATACTCTTTGCCATCTACATTTGGATTGTAAGTTTTCATTTGCTCCCTATCAATACCAAAATACAGTCCCCAAGAGTTTAAAACATCATGTACTTCATCATAAGATTTTTTGCCAAATCCATGCTGTCTTAGTAAATCTATAGGGTTATATTGAACTAGGTCACCTACATACTTTATGCCTTGTTCTCTAATAATTCTACAGGTTCTTGCCGTAAATTCGTAATCCACCGTATTTTGAAAAACATCATCACAATCACTATAGTCATCTTCTATAGACTCTTTTTTTTCTGCAATAGAAGATACAATTTTTTGCTCTTGGTTTGAATTAAAGGACAAAAACTCATCAGCTAATTTGTAGGCTTGCTCAATAGTGATATCTTTGTGTTTGAATAAATCAAATGCTAATCGCTGTCTAATGTTTAAAGACATTCTCTTACTCCGCTATAAGTAATCGCTAGTTTTAGGTGTTGGCAATACGCTAGCGTGTCGTATGTTTCAATTTTGGGAGCTACCCATCATCTAGCCAACGCCTTTATTATACCGTGTTTGCGGTAGGCTCGCTATTACTTTCTGTCGGATTATCCAAACTTAAATCACTTTCTAGCTGACCGTTAGACGCATCTATCACATCGCCTAAATTCGGTAGCACGTTGTCATTGACTAGCTTGTTAATCATAGCCTCGCGTATTTCCTGCGGCTCAAATAAGCCAACGCTAACCAATCTTTCCGCCATGCTTGCCAGTTTATCACCAGTTTCCGCTATCTCTTTGGCGTTAGCTTGCTCTAGCGGCTGCCATGAGTAGCTTATATTGTCGGGCTTATAACCCAATGCTGACCTAATCAAACATTCATCAAGTATCTGCAAGGCTGACTGTATCTCAAGCGTTTGCATTGCCTTGATATCATCATAGTAGTTTTCCAATAGGTCGCTACCATCTGACAAGCCTTTGTTTGCTTGCCCTAAAAACTTGTTAGCGGGTATGCCTTGAGACGCACCCACATAGGCAATAAAGCGGTCTAGGATATCAGATAAGCCGCCAAAGTTTGCGCTATTGCGGATAAACTCCTCAGCCGTGTCCATGACCACATCGCCATTGATACCTTTTGATGCACTCGCCAGCGTTAATCGTCTTAGGATTTTTTCCTCTTGTTCGGGGTCGCCTAGCTTGTCAAACAAATCGGGGATTTTAAATACATTGATATTTGCTTCAAAGATTAGGCTTGCAATGTTGTGACCTGTGCTATCAGCATTTCGCATCCAGTTGTAAGCCGCTTGCAATACACTATCACCCCAACCGCGTGACGCGCCACTGTATGCCCACTCATCAAGCCGCTGCTCACCGTAAAATAGCACAAATCGGCTTGGGTGGATTTTGACAATGTTGCCATTACTGACAATCTCGTAATATTTGGGTTTGCCAAAGTACGGACTTAATACGTCATCCTCAAGCTCGCCCGCCACCAGTGCAGTGCGTGGAAAGACAATAAGGTAAGATAGCCCATCTTTTTTGATGCGGCTTGGGTCAAGTGGCTGTAGTAAGTCTTGGTCTTTAGTGCCAATGTATAACCCTGCACCGCCTAAAGCTCGGCTTGCGATAATCGTCTGTAGCAACTTTTGCTTAATGCTTAACTTGCTCTCGTAATCTTCAAGCGCGTTTAAGCTGTCATTGTCTGTCTGCCATACGCGCCATTGCTTGATTGCGTCCATCGCTGGCACGTCCACCAGTCGTTTAGCTACCCATGAATTGCGGTAAGCATTGGTTAATTGCTCGTCTGTCAATTCAACATAGCTGTAAGTGGTGCTTGCTAACTTGTCGCGCTGTACGTTGCCCATGCCACTTACAAGGCTAGTTAGGCTGTCAGTGGTATAAATCATGGTTTAATCTCTAAACGTTGTCGTAGCTGAATCTGCCACCGATATATTTTTCTAATGCGTAGCGACAGTTATGCACAAGTATTCCGCTTGCGAAAAACTCATGCACTCCATCAACTTCTATATCATAAACTTTGTTTGATTCGTTGGTGTCGTAAACGCATTGCACACGAGCGGCTACAAGTTTCGTTTTTTCTGTACTTGTTAACTGTGTATTGTTGTTCGCAGATAACACATACCCTTTGCTCATTATCAAGTCCGCTATCTCTACGCCATGCAGACTTACAAGCGTTTGAGCAAAACGAATCGACATTACCAAGTTTTTTAGGCAAAAACTTTTCACCACATTGTTTGCATGGCTTTGGTTTCGGCTTAAAGTTTTGGTATGCCATTGCACCGATTTCTCTATGCTTGGCTCTACCCTCTTCTGAGGCGTGCCAAACCTTTGCAAGCGGTCTAATTCGCTCAAGGTGTTCGTTGAGTTCTTGCTTTTTGCTATCGTCTTGCAATCGCTCTTTTGTATGCCCACCAACGTGTTTTTTGGCTGATAACAATTCAAGGTTTGACAAATCGTTGTTTTGGCAATTTCCGTCCTTGTGGTGAACGTGATAGCCATCGGGGATTGCTCCGAAGTTATCCTCCCAAATCTGTCTATGCAGGTAAACGGGACTGCTATTTGTTTGTGATAGCTTAAAATACTCTCTATCACTTCTGCGTTTTGACTGTGGGTATCTTCGCCAAGTTTTACCGCCATATTCTGTAGTTTCTGACTTTGCCATGATAAGTAATCCTTATTAATAATTACTTCATCATTATATCGCAAAGCGTCAACTCTTACAAAGCCTTTATTTGTAGTAAAAACCTTATGGTTAGCGGTTGCTCGCAACTCTAATCCGCATTTAGTTTTTAAGCACAGAATTGGCGCATTGTCGTAAGTTTTCCACTGCTTTACAACCTTTCGATAACCAAGCCTTGTTAAAACATAATCATTGCTTGTTACTTCTTGAATTGGCACAAAGCCACGTTTTGTTGCGACTAACTGCCCATGCTCAATACAAGCATCTGCAAAGTGATTATCTTCGTCAAGCGGTATGGCTGTCGGCTCGTCTAGCTTGTCTTTTTTGAAGCTGTATGCCGCCAACTCTGAGTAACAAGCCATTGCATCGCTATGCACCACAATAGCATCATAGCTTTGTATGTGAGCGATACCATCTTCAACGCAGCCCTTCCACTTCTTACACGCTTTAATCAGTGCCACGCCATCGCGCTTAACCTTGGATATTGTTTCAGGTCGTGCATTATCCGCTCGGCTTGTGTATCGCTTAATGTTTGGCACATGACTAATAAGCCATTCTGCCGTGTCGTCCAACTCTAAGCCAACCTTGCTCGCAGCATTGCGAATATATAGCGTATTAGCTTTAACATAGCTTTCAATGACTGCTGTCGGGTCTTTACTAAAGCCCCAGTCAATGCCAATTTGTGGCTCATCAAATGATGCGTCTATCTCAAAATCGCGCTGTACTAGCTTCTTGCCAAAAATTGACGCCTCGCTAATTTGTAAGAAGTTACCTTCCCAAATCCAAGCATAACGCCCTGCATCACCTTTGGCTGCCCTTTTACGTTGTTTTTCTAACGATGGTGGAAACCACGGATTATCTTGCCAGCCAATCTTTATAACGAGTGTTGTATCATCGGCTTGCTTAACAAACTCTTGATAGGTTGGGTCTGCTTCAAATCGTGGGTTAAACACCACATAAATGCGCGTATCGTTGTAGCGTGGTGTTGGTCGTAAATAGTCCCAACTCTCTTGTGATACGTTTTCCGCCTCATCAACTAAAACTACACGCAGCTTATGGATTGACTTAATGTTTGTAATATTGTGTTTTAAGCCCGCAAAGATAAACTTTGCACCAGTCCGCAAGTTTGTTATCTCGTTGTTAAGTATTTTAAAATCGTTACTTAATTTTTTATCATCAATAAAGCTGACCAATGAGCCATAAATACTATCGCTGATTGATTTTTGTATCTCACGACAACACAAGATAACGCCATCATCAATGTAGCTTTCCATTATGCCCAGCGCGGTCAATGCTTCAGACTTTGCACCGCCACGCCCACCATACATAACAATCGCGTCATAAATAGCTTGGCTTAGATTGTCAAATACTGGCGTTAAAATCTCGGGGAAATCAACATCAATCATCGCTTTTTGGTCTGACTGGGTTTAAGTTAAATACAGGTGCGTGTGGCGTCATGCTGCCATCGCTTGATGTGTTATCGACTTGGGCTTTGTCGCTATAGCCGTGATTAGTAAGCATGAGTTTTGCAATCGTGGCGTTAAAGTCACCACCTAAGCCACCACTAATTAAAAGTAACTCTTGCTCGGCTTTAATGCTCTCTAACGTGCTCAAAAACTCTGCATCTTGCTCACCAAAATTTGTAAGGCTGTTACGCGCCACATCTAAATATCTCGATAACCCTGCAATACTTGGCACTTTATGCCCTGCTGTAATGTAGTCACCGTTTAGATATTTTTTAGCCTTTGCTTTTAAGGCATCGTCTAGCTTTGTCGGTCTGCCCCCTTGGGCTTTACTTGTCATAAGCCCTCCAAGGCTAAAATAATTTAAAAATATTTGAAAATAATGCTTGCATTGTTCCTAATTTTAGGAATATAATACGCACATAGGGTAAGGAAATAAGTTCCGACCAACTAACCACAAGGGTTATCAAAATGAACAAATCACAACTTTTCAAAGCTGCTCACAAACTTGCTAAATCAGTTATTCAAAAAGGCGATAGCTACCGAGTAACTTTCGGTTTAGCTATCAAAGCCATTCTTTCTCAAGCCGCTACTAAATCAATCGCTGACAAACTTATCGCAGCAGGTGGCAAGGTTTGGGAGAAAGCAGGTCTATCTCGCATTTATCTTTCACAAGAAATCGTTGAAAAATGTGAGCTTGGCATCCGCTTCAATGACAAAAAACACAAATTATTTTTTGACTTAATCACCAATCAATTTAGCGGTACATCTGATACTTTCGTTAAAGTGTTAAACGCTCAAATTTAATCAAAAAGGAAACTAGCATGAAGCAATTTAAAATCTCTTACAAATGGTTTGAATTAAAAGGTTTTCAAGCAAACTACGCTTTCGTAACCGCTGAATCAGCAGAACAAGCTGAGCAAAAATTTACTGCTAACTGGTTAAGCAATAATACTTTTGAAATCATCAGTATTGAAAAAGTTGGTATCTAATGCAAAAAGAATTACTTATTCAAGCTGGTGAAGCAGCTTTCGGCAGCCAATGGCAAACTGAGCTTTCTCAATCTCTTGACGTATCATCTCGCACGATGCGTTATTGGGTGAGCGGTGAGCGTCAAGTACCAAAACTTGAAAATGATTTGATTGAAATATTAAACAATCGAATCACGCTTATTAATCAAACCATCGAACAACTTAAAAAGGAATCAACTATGAAAATTAACGAAGTCGCTTTTAATGAGTTTGTATCTGAAACTAAACATATTCGCTTTACGAGCGATGAAATTTATTTTGATACTGTTGTTGAAACATTGCAAAAAGCATTAACTGATTTCAGCAACAAAAAACCAAGCACTAATTCAAACTTAACAATTGATGAAGTGCAGATTATTCGACTTGACCAAATTAAAACCTGCTTGATTCGTTTGGGTCTTGAAAATCAAGTAAACTTTAAAGATATTTCACAAAAAGAAATGTACGAGCCAATTTATAAAAAAGTCAATGAATTAGCAGACATTATCTATTTCGCTAAATTCTTCTCTTGAAATTCAAACTCAATATCCAAGACCACGCTCTTTAGCGTGGTTTTTACAATAAAAAAGACTCGCAGCCCATCGCTTAGACTGCAAGCCATAAAAAAACCGCTTACAAGTTAATGCAAGCGGTTTGGTATTTGGCGTCTGTTTGTTTAACGTGTAACCCGACTAGAAAACATTGCTACAAGGTGGCTAGGCACTCCCAGCCCTGCACACATCGAGAACCCCCGACACTCACGCTTAACCTTGTAAATCTGAAACCGCAAAACGGCTTCGTAACTTTTTCTACGCATGGCAGATAAGTTAGGTGACCGCTCAATCATCATCGCCGTTTACCTAAATAAAAAGCTAGATTAAGCAGTTACCGAGTAGTCCTACTGCACCGTCTAGCGGTGGGTCAGACCTTAACCGATAGCACCATTTAGACACTTCTCGATTATGGATACTTTTATAACACGACTGTCTGCCAAAGTCAAGCTATTTAATCACGGCTTAAAACACCATCAATAAAACCCTCAGCCGTACATAATTTTTTATTAACATCATCTTTTGATATCCGCTTACCACCGTTTAAACTTGGGTCAATCACAAGCAAGGTGATAGCGATATCTCGTAGGCTCAAATTGCAAATATACTTTAGACAAATAATTTGCCATAACAGCGTGTTTTTAGCCGCCAACCTTGTAACTGCCGTATCAACTAACAAGGCTTCATCATCAGTAATGCTAAATCGTTGCGGCTTGCTTGTCTGCACGTTGTTACGCATAATCATAAGCCATGATGAATAGCTGCCTAGCATATTGCTATCTGAATTAACCCATCTGCCCCACTGTACCAACTTATCCATTATTTGCAATCCTCTAAGCGAAATTTGATATCAAAAACAGTTTTACCCAATGTGATTGTGTGGCTCACTCTGCTATCAAAATAAATCACGCACGGCTTACCATTAATCTTGATGTTATCGCTTTGCAGCGTTCCCACCGTGTCACCACTCCTACGACAAATCACCTTTTTAGGCTCGCTATATCCCATCGTTACCCCCTGCACCATGCTAAATCCTGCGGTATCTCAAGCAATACGCCCTTTGCATAGCTAAAAGCGTATATATCGTTAAGATACTCAGTAAACTGTTTTGTACTCGCTATTGTCGTGCTAATTCCATTTGCCACTATCTCGGCTTGGCTCTCATAGATATGTGGCGCAACCTCCTTAATGACTTGTAAATTTTGCACGGCTATTGGCAACCGTTTGTCTGTACCATCTCTTAGATAAATCCTTGCTAAAAACTGTCGTTTAAGCTGTATATGCAAGCTGTCTTTGTCTTGCCCCCATTTGTTTTGCAGCTGGGTGAGCCATACCCAATAAAGCCTATTTTGAGCGTGTGAGCGCGTTTCGTCATCGTCTGTTATGATGATATTAAGCACGCCTTTAACCGCCTTGTAGCGCGTTAAAATCGCATTAGTGCAGTTGATAAAAACATCATCGTCAATAAGTCTAAAACGCTGATTCATCTTTGCACCCCAATGCCATATTTGTTTTGGTTAACCAATTAGCAAATTTCGTCTTTGCCTGTTCTCGGTTAAGATTGACGTATAAGTCAAAATCATTATGGCAAACTCTGCATAAAGCCACTGTATAGCTGTCATCGGCTTTGATACCCTTGCCTTTGCCGTGTTCGCTAAAATTGCTATGCGCTATGTCAACTGGTCGCCTACCGCACTCAACACAACTAAACTTTCGCAATGCTTCAAATCGTTGGGTTTTATTCATTGATGCCGCCTAGCTTGTTAAGTGTTGGTGAATAACCGATATTCTCTATCTCAAACTCAATATCGCTAATTAAAAAATGCAGTTTCCATGAAGCCTTTTCCCATGCACCTTCGGCAATTAACTCCATCACTGGCGCAACTACCCACTTATTTGTACCCCATCGCGCTTTTGCTACTTTGTTAATCAATTTTCGCGTTTTCCAAGTTCGCCAAATATTCACAAATTGATTCATGTTTTTTTGGTATTCATCGGCATACCATAGTGCTTTTTTTAAATCTTCGAGTGCGTCTATCTTGTCACCTGCTCTGAATAAATATTTAAAACAGTTCCCATCGCAAAACCCCATGTGCTTTGTTATCTCGATACATTCAATGCCACTTTCGTCTGAGGTGTAATGTTTTGGGTGGTTTACTGCATCATTTGTCATTGCTTACCCCTTACTGATTGAAAATCGTTTGACAAAGTTATGCCAAAACTCAAAATGAAAATCGCCTTGCATATAAAACTTAACCATCTCAACGCCACCCCACTTGAACAAGTCATCTTGCTGCACAAATGCGGTTATGCCGTTTTCGTCTATGTAGCTCACTCTGCAAACTCCTCAAACGCCCAGCCACCGCCATCTTTGACGCGCTTTTTCATGACTGCGACAAACTTAAACCACGGATTTTGACGTTGCGCCACTTTGATTTTCACCCTTGCGTCATCCTCCCATCTGCCTTTGACTTCGTGAAACTCAACCTCTCGGTTTTTGTTAATCACTAGAAAGTCGGGTAAATAGTTTGTATTGCTTGCCATTGAAAATCGGACTTGCTCAAAGCGATAATCTAAAATTTCCCCCGCCTTTTTCTGCAATTCAAGATACTGCGCGTACGCCTTTTCAGTTTGATTCATAACGCCTTTTGGCAGTCTGCCTAAGGCTTGGTAGGATTTACTTGTCATCTGCTAGCAACTCCTGCAAATCATTGTTTGATAATTCAGTGACACCCAAGATTGTTACCCACTCAAAACTTGGAAAGTCTTGCTTGAGTTGTGCAACCAACTTCTTGAGATTGACATATTCGCCTTTAGTGTTGATTGACATACTTGCAAACGTCAATCCATCTGCTGTTTTAGCTACGTACGAAATAAAAAAATGCCTACTTGTCATCTTGCTTTTTATCCTTATACTGCCGATTGTTGTTGTGTTGCTTTAACCGCTTTTTATCTTTGATGTCTAGCTGCTTAGTGACAAAATCCGTTTTGGTGAAATGCCCTAAGCCGCTTAACTGGTCATATTTGCTAAGATTGATTTTCGTCATCCATTCCCCCGCGTCTAATTTGCGTTTTAAGCCGTTTTAAACCTTGCCTAGTATGGTTTGCCTATCTTTGACGTTAAAATCAAAAATAGGCGTGTTTCTGTGCGTTTTGGCTATGCTGATAACTCCATCTCTGTTTTTGTCTTTTTTGGCTCTTTGTCGTAGTCCATGCCTACCGCTTTTAACATTTGTCGTTTCTGACGCTCGGTTAATCGATTGTCATCATGGGTTAATTGCCAGTAGGCGTTTGGATGCTCGAATGGGTCGGGGTAATTAAGCATGACTACCTCCAAATGTCGGCTCATCGTCAAAATTTGGGACGTAATTGGTAAATCGGCTGTATTGACCTTCAAAACCTAGCCGCACACTACCAATTTCACCTTGTCTGTTTTTACCGATGATTATTTCAGCAACGCCCTTTTCTTTACTTTCCGCGTTATAAACTTCGTCACGGTAGATAAATAGAATTTGGTCGGCATCTTGCTCGATTGCACCCGATTCGCGCAGGTCAGACATAACTGGTCTTTTGTTGCCGCGTGTTTCTAGGCTGCGATTAAGCTGCGATAAGGCAATCACTGGGCAATCAAACTCTTTACCAAAACCTTTTAATTCTCTTGTGATATTGCCTATTTGACGCGCTGTGTTACCGCTTTCATCGATACCGCCCATAATTTGAATGTAATCAACCATAATCACGCCAATTTCACCCTGTTCGCGTCTAATCTTGTTTAATACGCTCCGCATCTCGCCAACGGTTAAGCCGTTTGTATCATCAATCACATACGACAAGTTTTTAACTTCATCCATCGCGTCAACCATGCGACCCCATTCAGTTGTATTGTTAAATCGACTATCACCGTCAACGCCTAAATCGCCTGAGCGTATTGCCCCTAATCGCACTGAGCCTGTGGCACTAATCAAACGCTGAATAACTGATTCTTTGGTCATCTCAAGACTAAAGAAAACGCCTGTCTTACCTGTCTCTTTAACCATGTTGACCGCAATATTTTGTGCCAGCGTGGTTTTACCCATTGATGGTCTAGCCGCAATAATCACTAGGTCGCCTTTTTCAACTTGCAGCTTATTGTTTAATTCTTCAAAGCCCGTGCCGATAAATGGCTGCACCCCATGTTTCACCACTGATAACAACTTTTCATAAAACCCATCTAAAAGACTGCTAGCGACCACATATCCACCTTTGGTTGACTGCATCATGACGTTGTTAAGGTCGCTAATAGAATCGTTAATCAGCGTATCAGTTGACTTGTCAAAGTTTTCTAACTGGTCAATACCTTGTTTTAGCTTTTCAATCGCTGAGCGTCTTTGGCTAAAATCTTTGATTTTTACGCAATAAGCGGCGATATTGAATGTTGCAGAAGATGACGCTAGTAATTCGCCTAAATACTCTTCACCACCAATCAAGTGCAGTTTGTTTTTGGACTCTAATTCATCCATGACCATAACAACGTCATACGGCTGTTTTTGGTTGTAAAGGTGAGTGATTGCGTCAAAGATGATTTCATGGCGTTCAGCGTAAAAGTTCTTACCTGTTAACTTACCCTCTACATCGGCATAGTTTTCGTTAATCATTAAAGATGCTAGGACTGATTTTTCCATGTCTAAGTTGTGCAGCATTAGATTTCACCCCTTTCAATCTGAGCAATACGCGCTAGTTTTTCTTCGCGGCTTAGTTTTGGCGCATCATCAATCACTGGCGCTGAAGCAATGTGGCTAGGGTGGATAATTTCAGACTGCGCTAAGGTCTGAAAGCGTGCAATGCGCTCGTTAACTGGTAACTTATTAACAAAGTTTGCTAAGGTGATAATGGCGGGTTTTTTGTATTGCTGAGAATTGACTAACTCAAAACGGATAGCATCACGGTTAAATGGCTCAAACGGATTGAGTAGTTTTTGCATGACTAAGTAGCTGATTGCTTCATCAATCATTTTCTCTGTGACTTCTTGAACTGGTTGTTGTGGAATATCACCAACGATAAAACCATCATAATTTTGCGGCTGCGCTTTCTCCTTCTCGTTATATTCCTTATTATTTAAATCATTATTATTAGTGGCGGTTTTTCCGTCACGGTTTTTCCGTTGCGGTTTTTCCGCATCGGTTTCCCTATCACGGGTTTTTAATACAGGTTGTTCATAAACCACATACTCACAAGTGGAGAATTTACCGCTTTCTCTTTGTTGTTCAGTTTTTACCACATACCCGCTTTCAATAAGCTCATCAAGCGCACTATTAACACTGTCCTTGCCATCTTTGGTGCGTTTGACCAAATCAGCCATGCAGATAGTCCAGTTATCAGGACGTGATAAAAGATAGCCCAATAACCCTTTGGCTTTTAGTGATAAACTATCATTCTCAAAAATGCGTCTATCAATCATCACAAACGGATTTTCTGCATTTTTAACTGTGCGTATGATTGATTTATCCATCTTGCCACCTAGTTTGTTTTGTGATACTTTAGTCATGTTTATTTCTCCTATGACTTAAACACCGACCCACTCCGCTACGAGTGGGTTTTTTGCTTTATGCTGAAACTCTTAAATGCCAGTTCGCTGCATTTGGGCTAAAGCGATATCCCAAGTCCTCAATCACCCTAATCACCACGCTTTGATTGTTAAACGCGGCTAAATCATTTGCGTTAAGCACTGCTTTGTTGATACCGCTAAAATGCTGATATGCTCTGTTGTATAACGCGCTTTTAACACCTTCACCACTCGATAAACGCTTATTACGCTCTATCAACTTGCTTTCCGCTTGTTCTGCTATATCGGCATCACGTACTAAACGGTAGCCAACAACTCTGTCACTAATGCCTATTTTTCGCTCTGTAGAGCCGTTTTGATAATAGGCTTGGAGCTTTTCACCCTTAGAATTTCGGTTAAGGTCATGGATTATCTTAATCACGGTGTTTCTCTTAGCGTCAATCTGCGACAATTCAAAGTAATCTTGAGTTTCTAAGATGTTTTCAATTTGCTCTCTAACGCTCAATTTAGCCTTTGGTAATTCGCCTGTTCTTAAAATTGTCGTGAAGTAGTTCCAGACCCTTATTGCTTCCAATTCTTTGTTGTTTGCTTTGAAGCCGTTACGATTTGCGAAAAGATACCCTCTCTTTAGTCGGATAATTTCGTTCCTGTCGTATTCGCCAAAATACTCATTCCATACTTTTAGCTCATGCGCTGTAAAAATACGCTCTTTCATCACTCACCACTCCATACCATCACGCCCCAAGACCAAGATAGGCGTGATAACTCAACTTCAAATAGCTCATCTTCTTCGCGCAGTTCACGCTCTCTTTTAGCCTGCTCTGCTTCATAGTTTTTGTCTGATTCGGTGCAGCAATGCTCGCTTGTGTTATTGCAAAAGTTGCAGATGGGATTCATTAGATGCCTCCTTGTACTTGACGGTTAAAAAGATTGGCAAAGTATTCAACGGCTCTTGTATGCCATTTAAGCTGCGTTCCTGCCTTGTTGTATTCGCCTTTTTCCCATGCGACCATTTTTCCGATTTCTTTATCTTTAAAATCCGCGTAAAACTGCCAAGTGCCATCATCGGCTTTAAAGGCAACGCGCTTTTCTTTGATGGCTTTGTTAAATTCTTGCGCGGACTTGAAGCCAAGTAGCTTGCCAATAGTGCGACTTGGTAATAAGCCATCAGTATCAATAAAACGCTGCCATTGCTCGGCTTTAGGTTTTAATGTTTGGTTTTCGATAGCTAAGGCTTGTTTTTGTTCTTCGCTTGCGACCAGTGCTTTTAGTGCAGATAAATAATCTTGCGGTAGTGCGATTTGTGGCTGAATCGAGTAGCTGCCAGTTTTGCGGATTGATGGGATGACTTCTTTAGTGACCCATTTTTTAAAATCTTTGGCTGACGGTTTCTTGCTTGCAAAAGTTAAGGCATACAAACCGCTTTCATTGATAAACTTTTGTTTTTGCACACCACCCTTTGTAAGGGTGTCGGCTAAGGCGACATCGTCTGAATCGACATGATTAGCTACTGCATCTCTAGGGTTTGCAAATTCCAAAGTGTTCGCAACTTCATTGGCATTAAAGTATGGCTCGCCATTAATTAAAATCATGGTAAATTCATGACCGTTAAAATTAAGCGTTTGTGGTTTTGGTTGTAGTTCAGCTAATTGCATGGTAAAATTACTCCGTTGATTAAGTTTTAAATGAAGCCCTGCTAGTTCGTGCTAGTGGGGTTTTTTATGCTTCATCTTTTGATAACTTCTCAAAAGCTTCTTTGATTTTCTCGGCGATATGCCAAGTTGGGTTTTGACCTTTTGCGTAACGAGAAATTGTTGACTGGTCAACTCCCACTTCCTCTGCAATTTGGTCTTGGGTGATTTTCTTATCGAGTAACGATAAAATCATTTGTTGTGGACTCATAGACACCTCTTTTAATGTAACATTGCTTATTATAATGCAACTTTGCATTAATACAAGTATTTTTTTGCATAGGTATTTATTTGTTATGCAAATACGCATAAAATATAATAAAACCTAACAATAAAAGGTACTTACCATGAGTATGCTTGTTAAAAACCTAGAATTTTTGATGTATAAAAAACACGTTAGTGCTAATCAGTTACAGGAATTAACGGGCGTGGCGCAATCCACAACAACGCGCATACTAAAAGGTGATACTGTCAATCCTAGAGATGACGTATTACAAAAATACGCTGATTACTTCGGCTACACTGTAGCCCAGCTTCGCTATGATGATATTGAAAATGGCGTAAAGGTTTCAGATATTGTAGGCGTTGATAATGTTGTTGTCGGTCAAGTGGAAACAGATATACAAATTCCTATATACGCCACTTATTTTTGTTGTGGTGATGGGAATGATGCTGACTTTGAGGAAATAAAAGGTTATCGCGGTTTTTCGCCTGACTTCTTTAAGACAAGAAATATCAAGCCTGATAACTTTAAGTTGGTGTGTGCAACAAACGATAGTATGAGTCCACACATTGAGGATGGTGATGAAGTTGGCATTGATGTATCGGATAAGCAGATAAAAGATGGTGAGGTTTACGCAATACTGTTAGACGGTGCAAAAATGTTTAAGCAAATATTTTTTGAAGGTGGCGGCAAATTACGCTTGCACAGCTTTAACCCAAACTATGACGATAAGATTTTAACCACCGATACTGCGGACAGTTTAATTGTCGTTGGTCGCAAAGTTTATAGGGCTGGTTAATATGGGCGATTTATTAATATCATGCGATGATTGCGGCAACCTAGTAAGCTTAAGAGCAGTTACTTGTCCTAACTGTGGCTCGCTTGTTCAAACACAAGCAGGTGTTAAGGCAAAATTAGCAGAGATTAAAAAAAAGCAGGAACAAGAGCGGAATAAAATAGCAGCTACCCAATTTTTTAGACTGATGGGCAACTTATTTAGCGTGCTTGGTCTATTTATGGCGTATATGTGTTTTGATGGTGGAAAACCATTTTTTGCGCTAATTTTTTTAATATCTGCGTTTCTTTCTAGCAGTATTGTTAAAGATTTTCTAGTAAAGAAAAATCCACAAATTAAAAGGATTGTTTATACCTTAGCAAGCATCGCCATACTTGTACTTGGTATGATAATTTTGAAAGCAAAAGCAGAAAATCAGCCTGTATCATCTTCTACAACAGAAGAAACAGTTGCAAGCGCGCCTGCACCTGTGGTTGCTAGTACACCAAGTCCACCGCAAAAAGCAAAAGCTATCAAGGAAGATAAAAAGCCAAAAGAAAAAATCAAAGCAGAAAAAGATAGAGAAACTGATGGAAATATAAAAAGCGGTAGCACACCTATGGACTTTACGGAGTGCGTTAAACAGCAAAACGCATGGTCGGATTTTATGATTATGAAAGGCTATAAAGTTGCGCCAATTATGATAAATAGCCAAGCATCAATAGTTAGATACTGCACCGATGAGGGTTCGGTAATAATCACTTGCAGCAACCCCGACCAAAAAAGAGTTGTCACCCAATCGCCACACATGGAAGATTGCCAATGATGCACGCTTGGCAGTATCACCACCTAATACACGCCCTTAAATTCGCCTATCCTGTTAGCCAGTGGCGCAATGGCTGGTGTGTGTATCAGCAAGGCGTATTTGATTAAACAATAAAAGGAAGAAAAAATGTTAGACTTAACAACAAGCATTGATAACTTTGATGGATATACACAAGTTCATTGTACCATTATGACAGACCCACAGCAGGCAGAACGACCAAGACAAGTTATTAACTGTTCGATTGAAGTGCCTTATGCGGATAGTTTGAAAGAAGTCCGCCTTGCCGCGTTTCTTGAATTAAAAAACTTTTTAACGCAGTCTTTATCTCAGATTGATGAGGAGATTGCAAGGCTTCAACAATAACTGATTTTACAATCTCTTTTAGTTCTGAATTTTCAGTCATAACTCACCTTAGTTACAAAAAAATCATAAAATAATCTTACCACAATACCCGCTTAACTGCGGGTTTTTTATTGTCTAAATTAAGCAACTTTGCATTATTTATGGATATTTGCATAATTTAATGCAAAAATTGCTTGCATTGATTAATGCAATATTGCATAATAAGCACATACCAAGCAATAACGCAAAGTTGACGAAACTAGCGAAATTCAATTAAACCCTTAGACAATCCTAGCTAGTTACTAGGAAAAAAGATACACACTTAATGACAGTTTTAACTAGCTGTCATTGCGAGTTTATCTCAAATCCAAGACAACAAAAAAGCCCTGCAACTTTGGACGGTGACAGGGCTTTACTCAACAAGGAGTTAAAACAGTATGACAGATTATCAACTAATTATGCAAGTCATTAAGACTGAAAGCATTAACGACATCGAAAAAGATACGCTCGATTATGTGAGCGGTGATGACGATACAGGTCATCACATCATTGTAGATTTTGACATGAGCAAAGGCGAATCAAAACGCGGTGAATTGTTGCTACATAGCTTTTGTATTTACGGCATCACAATCAACGGCAAAAAGGCTGAATTAAGCAAAGCCGAAGCAGAGAGCATCACGGATTACATCGAAAGCCAATTATGCGATTACTACAGCATGACGTTGGCAAGCGATTACGAAGTTTATACCGATGACTACAGCTACTACGGCGTTAACCAATTTGATTTTGCTTAGGGGGTAAGCAATGGAAACTATCGAATTTAAAAACGCGCATTTCGGCATGAACTTAGAAGTGGTAGCAGATACAAGCTACCACACAGGCGAATACAGTGAGTATGGCATCTTAAATGCGGCTTATTTAAAGATTGGCAGCCAGCTAGTAGAGATTACTGACAGCGATGTGTTAGCAGAGATTATCTCACTCAAAGGCTACTTTGAAAATGTTGAGCAAATCGCAGAGTACGAAAAGGAAGCCTACGCATGAAAGACCTACTAAAAGACATTGCGGCACTGTGCATTTTGACAGTGCTTTTCTTGAGCTTTATCACGCTAGGGCTAAAGTTAAGCAGCTATGACAACGACCCAGTTATCAGCCCAACCGATAAGCTGATTATGGAAATAAAAGGCGGTGGAAAGTGACAAACAAGCCTATTTCGTGGCAAACACCGCTAAACGCTGAAGCCAAAAAGCAATTAAGCAAGCTATTCAACCAAGACGCATTTAACCAAATTTTTAAGGATGGTAAACATGACCACAATTCACGAAAAATTATCGCAGATTCAAAACAAATTGAATGCACCAAAAGGGCAATATAACAGCTTTGGTAAATACAATTACCGCAACTGTGAAGACATTTTACAAGCCTTAAAGCCGATTTTAGCAGAGCATAAATGCCATGTATCACTATCGGATGAAGTTGTCGTAGTGGGTAATCGATTTTACATTAAAGCCACTGCAACTATCACAGATAGCGAAAATAACAGCTTTTCAACCACCGCATTTGCGCGTGAAGCTGAAAGCAAAAAGGGCATGGATGAAAGCCAAGTAACAGGCTCAACATCGAGTTACGCTCGTAAATATGCGCTAAATGGCTTGTTTGCGATTGATGACAACAAAGACGCAGATACGCTAAACAATCACGCTGATTTTACCAATCAACCAGTGGCACAAGCAGCCATGCAACAAGGCGCACAGGTTGGCGCGGTTAGACAAAAGCCAAGTATTGACGCTGACTCTTTTAGTCGAGCTATTCATAACATCAAGACAGGTGGCGTGGATAGAAACAACGTGCCAATCACTAAAAAGTACATTGAAGACCGCTTTACCCTAACTTTTGACCAGTCGGCTGAGTTAGCATCAATGGTGGCTTAAATGAAGCTATTTCGAGCATCACAAGTTTACAAGTTAATCGGCTCACCCAAAGCGAAGGGTGAGCTGTTAACCGAAACGGCAAAAGGCACAATCCGAGAGATTGCCAAACAAGATATTTTTGGTTTTAGCGCGTTTTTGGGTAATAAGTACACCGAAAAAGGCATATTACTCGAAGATATGGCAATCGAGCATAGCGGTTTAATTCGTGACCGCTTCTATACAAAACATATCGGCAGACTATCAAACGATTACATTACAGGCGAATGTGACGTACTCGATAAAGATAATAATCTCATTATCGACACCAAATGCTCATGGGATTTTGGCAGCCACCCATGCTTTAAAGATGAAGCAATCGAGAAGGTTAAAAAGGCGGGCTATGACGTGCAAATGCAGTGCTATATGTGGCTGTATGACGTAGGTTACGCTGACATTGACTTTTGGTTATTCCCTTGTCCTAGAGAGTTGTTAACGCGCTTTGATGATGATTATCAGCTCATTGACTTGGTCGAACAAACAGATATCAAAGACCGCATTACAACAGTCACTATCGCACGAGATGACAAGGTGATTGAGCGCATCAAAGAAGTTATCCCCCATGCACAGGCTTACTATGACGTACTGTGCGAGCAATACACAACAGAGATTTTATTTTAAGGAGCAAAGCCATGAATCTATTTAACTTGCAAACAGGCAAAACGCAATCAAATGAAGTTGTATCTCAACTTATGACAATAACACCATCACAGGCAGCATTTATCCTAGAACACAAGAATAAAAGAAACCGAAAAATATCAGATAGCACAGTTGAAGGCTATGCTGGAGATATGCGTAATGGGAAATGGACTATTGGTAGCGAATCAATAGCATTTTACAAAGATGGATATTTGCAAAACGGGCAACATAGACTATCCGCTATTGTTAAGTCTGGCGTAACAATTCAATCGCTAGTTACGTTTGGGTTGGAAAACGACTCAATCAACGGCACAGACCAACACAGACCGAGAATGGCTCACGATATTCTAACAATGAAAGGCGAGCTTGGCAGTATATCAGCAATGGATGTGGCAGTGATACGAATGTGTTGCAATCAGCATAAAGTATCTGTCTCAACAGTCGAAACCGTTTATAAAACACTTGATGATACGCTTTATTTTGTTAACTCACTATTTCCTAAGCAGGATAAAACAAACTCATCGGTAGTACGAGCGGCGATGGTGTTAGCTATAAATAGTGGCGTTAGTGGCAAAAAAATAGAAACGATTGCCAACATTTTAAATACTGGTAAGTATGACAACCCAAACCATGAAATAGTTTTCAAATTACGTGACTTATTGTTGAAAAACGCACTAAGAGGCGGCTCTCATCGTAATGCAATTTTGCGTCAGATTATGTACGTAATAAGCGTGGTTAATTCTAACAAACAGCGAATTAGAATCATTACGCCAACTGAATATATTTACCCATTAATTGAAGTTTAACAACTAAGGAGCAAACCATGTTAAATCTAGCAATCATCGAAGGTCGTATCGGTAAAGATATCGAGATAAAACAAGTAGGTCAATCAGTTGTCGCTAAGATATCTGTAGCAACGAGCGAGAAATGGACAGATAAAAACACAGGTCAAAAACAAGAGCGCACCACATGGCATAACGTGGAAGCATGGGGTAAACAGGCTGAAATCATCTCACAGTATTTTAAAAAAGGCGATGGTATTGGCTTGCAAGGCTCAATACAAACCGATGAGTACGAGAAAAACGGTGAGAAACGCTATAGCACTAAAATAAAGCTAACGTCATTTTGGTTTCCAGTGTCTAGCGGTCAAGCGCAAAACGCACAGCCGCAACAGGTAAGCAATCCAAGTTACGGCAATATTCCACAGAATATGCCGCAATTTAACAACCAAATACAAGGTGAGCCAAAACCAAGCACGGTAGATGACGATATTCCATTCATTTATATATCTAATCAATTAACTGGCATTATTTGATAAATATAAACCAACAAAGGCGGCTTGGCAACAGGTCGCTAAGGATAAAAAAATGGAAGATGAAACAGTCGAACACTGCACCACCACACTACTCGAAGAAGCGCAAAACGCTGAATATGACGAATTGATTATTGATGAAGATTAACCTACTACCCAAGCTATGAGCGGGGCGAATAACCGTAAGCCCTACGATACGGGGCAACCCACAGATTAAGGATAAATAAAATGAGCCTATTAGCACAATTAAACAGCACCCTGTCAGTAGCACTTCAAAACATAGCAAAAGCCGATGATAACGCAGAACTTGAACTAGCAATCAAAAAAGCCAAGCCATTGTGTGAGATTGCAAGCCGCATCAATGAAACACACCGAATAGTCTTAGATGCAAACAAGATAGCGATTGAAAACGGCTGCATTAATCAAATCGACAATAGCTTATTGTCAATCGGTCATAACGGTATCAAGGATGTTGAGCATGACAAGGCATCGTAAATACAACGCTGAACAGCTTGAGTTTATCCGACAAAATCAAGAAGGCATTACTCGTCAAGCGTTGGCGGATTTACTCAAAGAAAACTACGGCATTATCACAAGTGCAAATAGCATTAAAGCATACTGCAAGCGATTGGGGTTAAAAAACGGCTTAACAGGTCACTTTGAAAAGGGCTGCACGCCACCCCTTAAGGGGACTAAGGGGGTTGGTAGACGTAATAGCGGTTGTTTTGAAAAAGGCATTGTGCCACACAACACAAAGCCTATTGGTTACGAGTATGTAGCGAGCAACGGTTACATTGTTGTCAAAGTGGGCAAACGTCAATACAAACAAAAGCAGCGCGTGGTGTGGGAGCAAATAAACGGTGCAATACCAAACACCCATTGTATTAAGTTTATTGATGGTAATACCCAAAACTGTGATATCGACAATTTGATGTTAGTGCCAAAGTCAATTATCGCACCTATTGGCAGACAAGGCTTGACTGATAATATCGAACTTAACAAAGCAATTATTTTAACCGAACATTTGAAATATGAAACAAGGATAAAGGCATCATGAGCATTGAGCGCATATCAACAATACAGACAGCAAGCGTAATCACGCAGCCAACGGGCGCTACCGAGCGTCTAACGCTGATTGAGAAGTTAGAGCAAGAAAAAGAATGGTGGCATGACGATGGCGAAAATAATGTGCATCGTATTATTGATGACTGCATTGACATCGTTAAGCAGCATCAAGGCGAAAGTGGGTGGATATCAGCCGATGAACGATTGCCAGATAAAGACGGCAAATATTTAGTTTACTGTGTGGGTAATAGAGAACTTACAAAGGATAGAAAAGAGTTATCCATCATGAGATTTAATCAAAAAACAAAAGGTGGTTGGTTTGCCTTAAGTCCTTTGTTTAAAGTTGTTTACTGGCAACCAATTCAACCCCCAAGCGAGGTGCAAGATGAAACAGTGTGAGAAATGCGGTGCGATATACACCCCACCACCTCTAACACATCCTAACAGCTATGCGGCTAGTCGATGCTATGACTGCTACATTGAGTATATCAACGCACTTTTAAAATGTAGCGAAGTCAAAACAACGGTTGATAATTTAAAACAAGCGATTGATAGGGAGTGAATGATGATTGACAATCCAGTGATTGACGATGAGCGATTATTAAGGCTGTCTGAAGTTGAAAATATGACAGGCTTTAAAAAATCATTCATCTATGAGCAAGGCGAAAAAGGCAATTTTCCAAGACGTAGAAAAATTGGTCAATCTGCTAGATGGGTTTTATCAGAAGTGATAGAATGGATGAATAATCAAAAAGAAACCCAGTCAATTTAGGCTGGGTTTTTTCTTTTGCGGTACGATATACAGTATTCAAACCTAACAAACAACATAAAATACAATAAAAACAAGTATTTATAAAATCCATTAATCTTTGCGACGCATATGCGGAAACAAAATCACATCACGAATACTCGGTGCATTGGTAAATAACATCACTAAACGGTCAATACCGATGCCCTCGCCTGCAGTCGGTGGCAAGCCATAGGACAATGCTTCAATAAACTCTGCATCATAATGCATCGCTTCATCATCGCCTGCGTCTTTTTCAGCCACTTGTTGTTTAAACCGCTCGGCTTGGTCGATTGGGTCATTGAGCTCGCTAAAGCCGTTGGCAATTTCACGCCCGCCGATAAATAGTTCGAAACGGTCAGTAATCTCGCTATTGTCATCGTTACGGCGTGCTAGCGGTGAGGTTTCGGCAGGATATTCTGTGATGAAGGTTGGTTGACGCAGTTTAGTTTCCGCGGTTTCTTCAAATATGATGGTTTGCAGTTTACCAATCCCAAAGATGTCTTTAACGTCTTGTTTGAGTACGTTTTTGGCATAATCCGCTAGATAATCACGGTCTGCAATTTTGCTCATGTCAAAATTTTCCGCATATTTTTCAATCGCTTTGGTCATTGGCAAGCGTTCAAATGGTGCTTTAAAACTAATTGATTCACCTTGATAATTAATCTCCGTGGTACCTAAAATATCGTTTGCCAGTTTTTCAAACATATTTTCGGTCAGTTTCATCAAATCTTCGTAATCGGCATAGGCTTGATAAAACTCAATCATGGTAAATTCTGGGTTGTGACGCGCCGATACCCCTTCATTACGAAAATTACGGTTAATCTCAAACACCCGCTCAAAACCACCCACGACTAGACGTTTTAAGTACAGCTCTGGCGCAATGCGTAAAAAAAGCGGCATATCAAGCGCATTGTGATGGGTGACAAATGGACGAGCCACCGCACCGCCTGGGATGACGTGCATCATCGGGGTTTCAACCTCCATGTAACGCTCGTTTAGCATATACTCACGAATACCAGCAATGACTTTACTACGGATAATAAAGGCGTTACGGCTGTCTTCATTGGTCATCAGGTCAAGATGACGGCTACGATAGCGAGCCTCAGTATCGCTTAACCCATGGAATTTGTCTGGAAGTGGGCGTAGTGATTTGGTTAATAACTGTACTTCGGTGGCATGCACAGATAATTCACCGGTGTTGGTACGAAATACATAACCTGTCACACCAATAATGTCACCGATATCCCATGTTTTAAAGTCATTATAAATCTCTTCGCCCAAGTCGTTTTTGCTGACATAGGCTTGGATACGCCCTGTCATGTCGGCAATGGTGACAAAGCTGGCTTTACCCATCACCCGTTTGAGCATGATACGACCGGCGACAGTTACCATGACTTTATCGCTGTTTGCCAATGTTTCTTTGTCTTTATCGGCAAATTGCTGCTGCAAGTCTTGGGCATATTCTTTGCGTTTGAATTGGTTTGGGTAAGGGTTTTTACCGGCTTGTTTGATTAAATCTAATTTGCTGTGACGTTGTTTGATAAGTTCATTGACGTCTTGGCTATCTTCCAAATGCGCTTCGGTTGCTGCATTTTCAGTTTGGTTTTGCTGTGACAT